AAGGTCCGCACTAGGAAGCTTCGCACCAGAAAGGTCCGCACTACGAAGGTTCGCACCAGAAAGGTCCGCACTACGAAGGTTCGCACCAGAAAGGTCCGCACCAGAAAGGTCCGCACCAGAAAGGTCCGCACCAGAAAGGTCCGCACTACGAAGGTCCGCACTACGAAGGTTCGCACCAGAAAGGTCCGCACTACGAAGGTTCGCACCAGAAAGGTCCGCACTACGAAGGTTCGCACCAGATTTCTTAGCGGCAAGAACAGCCTCACGAATATTTGCATATTCGCCCGCGATAATGATTTTGCCCGAAAAACGATTTTTGATTTCAATTGTCATTTTATACTCCGATAAAATCTTTCTCTTGAATTTTCAAATCTTGCGCGATTCCCATAACTCGGCTTTGTTCTGCGGCAGTTAATTGCCCGAACGTCTTGACCGGAGTCCAAGGGTTTTGCATTGAATTACAGATTTTAAGCGCCCGAGTCACGAATTGTGTGTCGTCAGTCATTAGAAAGTCTCGATTGCTTCGCTGATTACTGCTTTAACAATAGACTGAATACCATGAACGGTCAAATGTTCCTCGTCTACGTTTTCGATTGACCCGCCCTCGATAATCAGATGGTAAAACCCTGTCTCGTTTTCGTAGATGTCAATAGTGATTCGGCGCATTGTCGTTGCTCCTCAAAAGATTTTACTTTGTACAATCTACCACCGGACTCCGAGACTTGTCAAGCGAATATTATCAGCCTCAGACAATCGGGCCGAATTAACAGCCGATTTCGCTTCTGCAATGTTGCGATTCAGAAGCGGGCAAAGAATCGTATGCCCATAGCTCGCATGGCAGTGTTCACAATTATCTGCCTCAAGTGCGTCGCCCGCAAGGGCCGATACTGTCGAAACTGCGCCAATCTTGTACACTTGGTTTCTCCTGTAACAGATTTACTGTTAAAATAGTATCAAACGGGCCGATTGTTGTCAAGCTTTTTCTACAGATATTTTAGGCTCGAAATACAACGGCCTTTCACGTTCGCGCAACAGAAGTATCAGTATGCGCAAAGGCGAAAATGCGCTCGTTCTGCCGTTCTCGGCTTCTTTTGTCCAATAACTAATACGACGAAGCGCCTCATCGTAGTTCAATTCATGGTTATTAGTGTATAGATTCGCATATTCATATTCCATAAACTCTCCTATAGCTGGATTATGTAAATTCGATTGCTCGGCCCGGTTGTAAACAGTAAAACGAGTATGACCGAAATTGTGAATCCCCACAGCCCGAAAATCAGACTCGAAAATAGGACGAACAAGACAACGAATATCGGCCAGAACCAGCTTGTTTTCTTAGGTTTAGGCGCGATAATCGGACTGAGTTTGATCTGTTCGAGCCGAATCTCTGCAAGTTCTTTATCCTCAGCAAGATGCACGAATTGTTCGGAAATTGTTGGCGAATAATTACGGATTACGCGCCGTTGTCGCAGGTCATCGGCCCGCTTCGCAAGCTTGGCTTTAAAATCTTTGTCGTCGCGTTTGTAAGTCGTTGTCATGATGAAAGTGTACCATATACAAATAATTTGTCAATGCACGAAAGTGCTATATCTTATCGCCCGCCTCTTGCGCCAATTCCGCTTCGATTACGCGCCTGTAATTCGAATCTGCGTCATCAATACAGCCAAGTGACGCGAGAACATACAAACCTTCAGAATCCCACAGAACAGCGGATTCGCACGTCTTAGGCTCAGAATCCTCATAGCATGATCCTTTGCCGTAATAATCTTTATGACTGCCGATGTCCCAATCATTAGACCATTCGACATACGCGCCCGAATTGCGCAATTTCTCTTCTGCCTTGGCAAGTGCTTTGGCGCAACGAATTCGGCCCTGATCTTCCGTTTCTTTCTTTGGATCATAGCTGAATCCAGCATGTGTGTAAAAGAATAGCTGGTCAGGAGTGAGAGTCTTGCGGGCTTTGGCCACTTTACTTCGGCCCGTCTTAGCTTTGAGTGTCATTAGCGTTACCTCAATTGAATTTACTATAATGATTATACACAATACAAAAATCGTGTCAAGCTAATTCTTTAAGCTCGACTACTTGAATCCCCGAAAATTCGCGCCGCTTGTTGTTAATTGGCCAAACATAGGGAAGATCATCCGGGACTTTCCACTTGAATTGGCTGTAGTGTGCTTTGTCTTTTCGGAGCAGGTTGCTCTGATGTGAACGATGAAACTTTATACTGCCAACAAAGGCGGGCAGAACGACTTCAACTCTCTGTGGAATGGGTATTGTGTTCTTATAACCACGTTTCAGCCACTCCTGAATCATACAACGCAAATAGTAACTCAGGGAGTCTTCATACCCTTGCCACATTTTTACAGCTGGGTGATGTTGCCATCCTTTCGATTTACCATGCAGTACATTTAGTATCTGCATGGCTTCGACTCTCTGTTTTCCTAACCGCTTGTTATCGAGGCACTCGGCTGACTTTTGAAAATCTGCGTACGGAAGGAACGTTTGCATGTCTCTCCTATTCTGACTCTATTTTGTCAAGCTAAATCGTAATGCCCGCGACTGCGATTTGTGCTTTCTGCTTATCCGATTCGACTAGATATCTCATTGTCGAACTTGGGTCTTTATGGCGCAAATAAGATTGGATCATTCCAAGATTATGCGTCTTGTCCCACAATAGCATTGCCATCGAATGACGTAACGCGTGCATGTGCGCTTTCTTCGGGTGAATACCAGCAATCGCCGCATATCGTTTGATAAACTCATCGGCCCGTTGGCGCGAGAAATTGAATATCCGGCCCGGATTACTGGCCGCGAGCATCAAAACGGGCGAACAATCAAACAATGGATCATTGTCTATATGTATCGGCGGAAGATCGTTATTCCCGCCTTTGAGTGCTCCGATTGCGATCAGCCCGGATTGAATATCGCGCCCGCATATCGCCAAAGCTTCAGACACGCGCGTCGCGTGCCACAAAGACATGCACAAGAACAGATGATGCGTGCGATTATGATCGTGCGCCACAGACATAAGTGCACGAAGTTCGGGTTTAGTGAGATATTCCATTAGCGGACTTGCAAGCTGGTAATGAACGAGTCCATCTTCTTTTTGTTCTTGAAGACGGCGATATCAAAGAATTCGCTTCCGTCAGGATGCTGCTTAGTTCCATCTGAATAGTTAACCACGTACTTCGCTTTGCCAATGTTGTATTGAATATTGATCTTCATTGTCTTTAGCCTCTGTACTGTGTATAATCTATCAAACCGGGCCAGAACTGTCAAGGCACAGAAGTGCTATTACTTTAGTTCTTATTTGTTGGCCGATCTTGTGCGAGCTTTCATCAACTCAGTGTTTAATGGCTGGCCGCCGGAAGTATAGTACGCATCAATTTCTGCGCCAAAATTCCAAACCTCATCAATTGGCAGAAGAGTAAATCCTCGATCTGTGCCAACCTTGGTTTGATCAACATGACCGGGAGTATGAATAATAACGAAGTCTACAGACTTTCTGATCTTCTTTGCGCCGTCTATACATTTTCTTTTCGTTGTCATAATGTACACAGTATAAAGAATCGGCCCGAGCATGTCAAGAGAATAATTAACATTTCATGCAAATCTTTAGTAATCAATTATACACGATACAATAGCATGTTTCGGGCCAAACTCTTGACAGATTACTAAAGATATGAGATACTGAGATGGGAGACTAATACATTATGACACTGGAAGAACGACAAGAAGATATGCGTGTGCGGCAATCAAAGCCAGCACAAGCCAAGATTCAGCCCAAAGGCAAGCGCTCGGGCAAGACTGAGTATTACATATACTTTATACAAGGTGCATTATCAGAGCGTATCAAGATCGGCATTGCGACTTGTCCGAATGCACGATTGAAAGACATGCAAGCGGGCTGCACTGAGCGATTGACAATCATTGGCACATTGCGGACAGGGACGACAGACCGAATGCGGGCCGAACAAATGGAGCGTAATATACATGACCAGTTCAAGCACTGTCATGCATTCGCGGAAGTATTCGAGTGTACACAGTCGTTGCTTGAGCTAGCGAAGACAGGTACAGAGCACAAGTGCAGGTATTGCCCATCGGATATGCGAATCAAAAGCCCTTGGGAGCGATGCCACGTTGACCGTTTGACTACGCCGATAGCGCCTTATGCGAATACTGTGTCAAATCCAACACACTGTCTACAATTTGACACACTCTGACTATATTCGTGCGCCCTTGTCAAATTACCCATTTGTCCGATGTGCTTTGTTATCAACACGTTGAATCGTTTCGTGTTCAGGATGCACGAGTGGGTTAACTAATGAGTACTGGTCCGGGACGAGTACGGGCATTACCTTTGTGCGTTACTAATTGGCGTCAGCAATCGCAGGGCCGTTCGGGTCGGATTTTAAATAAATGACAAACAAATGATATCGCCCTAAGTTATTGATTCGGAGGAGGTTACCTCCCTTGGCGAAGGGGCGCCCCGCCCGACCCCACCCGGACCATCCTATCGGCGCAGCGCCCCGGCCCGGTCAAAAAAGGATGCTTGGGACTCTTACGGCTCCGGTTATTAGGGAATATACGCGGATAAATATATTTATGGGTCCTACTTCTATGTATCTGATTATACGGGGTTTATATATTTTTAGATTTCTGATAAGTGGGCAGGATAGAACTTCATACCATAAAGTTTGTCTTTATCCGGGGCTGTATCCGGGTATTTCTTATTCTGTTCATAAGTTTCGAAGTAACTCATGTTCTTTGTACTATGTACATTCCCGAACTTATCGATGACTGTAATACATATCCAATTATCAAACATCTCGACTGACTCAACTTTAATCTTTCCGCCCGAAGGAACGTGTACGCCGTACTTCATGTCGTAATAACTAGGTTTGCCCGATTCTGACAGCTTGCCCGGATACGAAGCGCCCGGAATATGATTATCTGCTATCGTCGGCTTTATTACTAATTGCGCGAACGGAAGTTTCTCTTGTCGGCCCGAATTAAGTTCGGCTTCGCGTGCCTGATCTTTACACATTGTACAGTATACATAGTCTCGGGCATTATTCGGCTGACCGCATATTGGGCAGATTCCAGCCATTATTGTTTCACCGAGTCTTTTATCAAATCTTCGGGCGCTATCCAGCCAACAGTGGCAAGTTGTTTTATCAACACCTCGATAGCTTCTTTGGATATGCCAATCGGTTCAGTCGCCATTTCCAAAAACTCCGAAAACGTCATAAAGTCGCTGTAATCCGCATACATATAATTTACTTTAGGATCGAAGTTAAGCTTCTGTTGTTCGCCCGAGTTTAGCTCTTGCTCGCGTTTTATACATTGTACACATTTTTGTTTCTTTTGATGAAACGCTGAACATTTCGGTTCAGTACACGACCAACAGGCTCGACACTCACACGTATGAAAATGATTACTGCTGACCCTTGGCTGACCAATAACTATCGCTCTACGGGCTTGCAAACGCTCGTAACGGGTATTATAATGCCTGTTATGCATGATCTTTGTCTTTATCGGCAGTCTTCGACCGGATAGCAATAGAAGTCATCGGATGCATTTTAATCGTCTTGCCCGATTTCTTATTCTTATTAGGCACAAATAATATCGACTTGTGTTCCGGATCAGGCTGCGATTTCGATTCTTCGGGCGGAACTTCGTTCTTATAAACGAACAAACCTGACGGTGTAACTAATAACGGATATTTCTTTCCGGCGACAGTCGTTTCATCTTCGAACGGAATTGTTTCTTGCGTGCAAGTTTCTTTGACTATCTTATCGCATTCGTCGCATCCTAAGAACGCGCCGATATTATGATCCCATTCGCCGCAGCACGGCGTAGAGTTATATTCAGGGCACTTACTCACGACTCGCGCCTCATCTTCAATCCATCAACAAACTTATCTCCCATATTATAATAATTCTTCGCGACTTCGATGACACGAAATCCGTGATCGAAATATAATTTCTGAACCGGAGAATCGGCCCGACAATGAAGTTCTAAACTTTTATACTTTGTACAAACGTGCGCGAGTAACTGTGACCCGCGCCCGCATTTCTGCCAATTAGAGTGAACCGCGAGTGACCACAGGTAAGGAATTGTTTCTCCGACTTCTTTTACGATCACAAAACCAATTGGCTTAACGATACCATTGTAGGCGACTGGTTCCCAAGCAACCCAAGTCTCAGATACAGAAAGCATCTGCCGGAATTCTTCTCGTGTTGGTCGTTCATCGCCGTCATAACAAGAATCATTAATTGCGAGAAGATGATCGAATTGATAAGTTCGATACCCTTGGTCGATTTTCATTATGCGACCGCCAACGGGTCTTTATAACCTTGGGCGATCTTCTTCAACATGATCTTGTTAATCTCAGAAATAGAATACGGCGTAAAATTATTCCCGTCAACGCCGACATCGAGGCTCAACCCATACGCGGGCAATTGATTGTGACTGTGCCCGAAAAGATGATAAGAACCTTTGTGCGAACTCGGCCAAACGCGGTGCGCGTAATGCGACATAAATATTTTCGGAGCGCCGTCTTGACGAATTAACAGAACATCGGCAGTTCGTTCAAATCCCGGTTCGACATCGATCATTTTCTCGGCAGTTGAATCGTGATTGCCCCAAATAAGAATGTGTCGCCCATTTAATCGATTGAGAATATTCGTCGCATCTTCTACAGATACCGATTGCCAAAAGATATCTCCGAGATGATACGTCAGGCCGTTCGGCGGAACTTTCGCGTTGTGATTGGCAATCAGCGTCTCACGCATGTGATTGATATCAGAGAACGGACGATTGCAATAAGTGATTATGTTTCGATGATTATAATGCTCATCGGCGGTAAAGTAAATCGGCTGACTCATAGTTTCTCCAAAGCTTCCCAAGCTTCTTCCGCCAAAAACTGCGCATCTTCAACGTTGTGGGAATGATTTTTTCCGCGCATACAATTTTCATCATATCAAACTGCGGCATAAGACGCAAGAAACGTCACGATATAAGAATTAATAAACTGTTTCTTCTCCATAAACGCCTCACCAAGAAACTGTTGTACCTATACAAAAACAAAAGAACCAATACAGCGATTGCCGCCATTCACGCTGCAACAAATACGCTATACTGATTATGAGACTTCCGACCGAAGATGTCAACGCTAAAGTTCGGCCCCAATTCAAGATTTAACAATCGGGGTTCGGCCCTCGACAGCCTCTTGACATCGTTGCGAACAATATTCATTCGTCTTCTCGGCGGTCGATAAAGTAAAATACGACATCGTTCCGCCAGAGAGACATTTCGGATTCAAACACAATTTTTCTTTTGTATATGTATTCATGATCACCTCGTAAAAAATTTGCCGGGTTTCTGTTTCCAAGTACCCGGCGAACTCAGTCTACGCCCCTGCGGACGCAGACATCGCTTTCACGTTAGTGTTAGCGTTTATGGTTTCTGTGTCCTTAACGCGGCCACAGCATTCGTGTCCATCCATTGCTAATTCATCGCCGCCATCGATAACCAGTATCAGGCCCATCAAAGAGTCTTGCGAATAACCGCCTAACGATGCCTTCGCATCTAGATTACACGAAGACCCTTTGGTGGACCTGCCCGGATTCGAACCGGGGTGTGACAACGGAAATAACAACTTCATCTGAACAAATTTACAAATTAAAACTCTAGACTTTCTTTAACATCCGCAATTGCTTCGGAATATCCGTCATCGAATCCGTCGCTATATTGTTCAAAAACAAAATCGTCTTCAGTTAGTTCTACTCCGCAATCGGTACAAGTTTCAGGCGCGTCTGCCTTTAAAGATTCCGATTTCGGATCGTAAGTTTGTTCTGCGGCATTAGTTTGCGCGAACTGTGACTTAATCTGCCCATCACGCAAACCGTCTTCATAGCCTTCTGATCGTGCGCCCCACAACAAGTTATTTAAATCTGCTACTGTAATATTCATATTATCCTTTCATTCTATTATCTTAGGGCGCACGGCCTTTCGACCGTGCCACCTCCACCATCGAGTTTACGTCTCGAAACGTTATTTAATCCGAAGTGAATACTCGAAGTCAAGCCATTCGTCACGGTCTGCGTAATTCGCAGCAGAGACTTGTTCAACAAAGATTACTTCGCGAGAGTTGACGATAATATAACGTGATCGCTTTGAAAGATTTACATTTTCGTACACAAAATTACGAAACGTATAAGTGAACGGATGGCCTTCCCAAACATTGCGTGCCGTATTTGCGGTATCGACAGTTCCGCCCGTTCGGTCGTCATTCGCGTAGAAATCCGATGACGTATAATCGACCGCGATATCGTGATCGACAGTACGAACAGCAATTAATTGCGCGACCGTTCCATTATTCGATGTATAAATAACATCAGAACTCGTCGTATTTGTTTGTGTACGAACAGCAACCGCGCCGTTAAACGTTGCTGAGAAAGTTGCGACAGAATACGGCGTATTAGCCTTTCCTGTGTTCGGACTTGTTGGATACTGCGCGACAGCCGCGACGGACAACATCACAGCCAAAATAATTGTCATAAAAACATTCTTCATGTTTAATCTCCTCGATTTAAAGTTTACTTCTTTTCTTTCTTGTTGTCAAGTTCTTTTTCAATAAACGTATGATAAAAAACTGCGTGTAAGTGCCATCCGGCGCAAAGTCCAGTAACTAACTTTCTTGTCTTAGACTTACAGTCGAACGCTTCGGCGATTGCAAGTCCAGCGAGAACAGCGTGAGTCAGTGCCTTCAAATCTTTTTCTCTAAACATCGTATTATCCGATCTAGTTTACGTTTTACCTTTTTCTCTTCTGCTTGATCTTTATAGCTCATCCAAGCACAATTACTCGGTTCATAATTGCCGATATCACCAAACCGCCCTAAAGTTGTTTCATCAGGACGTTCACCCATATCACTAAGAAAATTTTTAAATGTAAGCCAACGTTTACAAACTTTAACACCTGCCGCGCCATAACAATAATACTCTTTATGATTAGGATTACCACAACGTTGTTTCATTCCGTGCCAACTATGATATGTCGGACTACATCGATATCCGGAATGGCCGTGAATTACTTGATCTTGTCTATTCTCTGCTAGCGCTATTGCCGACCGTTCACGTTGTAAACACCCGCACGATTGTGATCGTCCACTAAGAAGAGTAGTGCATAGTATATTTTTTAGCGATCCACAATCACAAACAGTCAACCATTTATAATTACCGCGTATCGATACGCCAACGGGCCATTGTGCTACCAGCCGCCCGAATCGTGATCCTGCAATATCATTAATTTTTCTCCATCCTTTTGCCATTCATCCTTTCCGATAAATCTGTCCTTGATATCCTTCAACCGCAAGGGGTATATCTTCGCCCCATGTTGGTGACTTAACCATGCACTCTTCAAACATATCATAAGTAAGCAGAGATGTCAAGGGTGTTTCGCAAACAATTTCGTCATGTACATGTAAAACAATTTCAAACCCGGCTTCAGTAGCGTTCATCATTCCGTTGACAAGAAGATCACGAGCGATTGCTTGAACAACGTTTTCAACTAACGACGACCCGCGAGCTTCAATTACGCCCCATCCGCCGCCAGCGCCTCCGGGACCGTAATACTTCACGATCTTCTTCATGTACATATCGACATCGATAAACGGTTTGTCGTAATGAAGTGCTCGACCGCTTGGCAATACGATATGCAGCATGTTCGGATCACGACCGTCAATCCGTAACGGCCCGAGTTGGTATTGTTCTTTAAATGTCACGGCTCGCACTGCCGCATTTCCGAGAGCTTTCCAATAATCAGGAACTTCCGGGTATGCTTCGCGCCACGCGTAAACAAGTTCTTTAGCTTGGTCTTCTGTGATCTTCTGACCCATTTGCGCGGCGTATGCAATTAGCCGATTCCAACCCATGCCGAATCCGCAACCGAGAACCGGAGACTTGCAAAAGTTTCTTTGCGCTTTCGTAACTTCATCGTAAGAGATTTTGTACATCAGCGCCGCAAATGACTTATACGGATCAAGACCTTTCTGGAAGACTTGTAACATTCCCGGACACTGCGCGAGCCAAGCGAGAACGCGGTTTTCAATCGAAGAATAATCTGCGACCATGAGTTGTTTGCCTTTAGGCGCTTGCACGCTCGCACGTAACGTTCCGCCGATAGCTTCAATCGGATGAATGTTCGCGGGCATATTCGCCGCGTTCATAATCGCCGTAACAATCGCGTCATAATTTTCAGCTACTTGCTTTGTCGGCTTTAGCAGATTATGGAATTGAACTCCTCGACTTGCCCATCGGCCTGTATGCGCCGCGTGATAGGTAAATGCTTCGCACAGCCGCTCATTGCGCGTTCGATTCTGAATAACGGGTAATTTCTTGAACGCGATTCCGCCGAGTAATTGCTTTAACTCAAGAACATCACGAACGTTCTGACTAAGATTAGTTTCAAGCGCGGCAACAACATGGCTTTTATCAAGACTGTCAAAAGACAAACCTTGCTGATCAAACCATGATTTTAACTGCGCGGGCGAGTTCGGATTTGCACATCCGGTCAATACTTTCAACTGTTCAATAATCCCGGCTCGGGCGCTTTCCGCAATCGCCAATGCCTTGCCGACAAATTCAAGATTAATAGGAATTCCGCGTTGGTTAATTTTTTGATCAAGAATCCATGTCTTGCGCTCGATTTCCGGAAACGGCGCTTTCTTTTCCAGTTCATGAAGAATTGCTCGTTCAGATACAACATCTTGTACGCAGTATAATCCAAAAGTTTTCCATTCTTCAGGATTCGTAATCCAATCTTTAAAGTGCGCCGGAACTTTCTTTGTCGCCCGAGTTGGCATTGAAAACATTTTGATCAACTTCTTACCAATAGGATTCTTTGCAAACTCCTGCGGCAAGCTAAGCGCATCGCCCGCATCCGCAAGATGACCCGGATATCCAAGGTATCGAGCATAGGCCATCGGGTCAAACCATTCTTCAATCTTCAGCGGTATTTGTAAAACCGCGCTGATAATTGAGAACTCAAAACCGACATTCCATGAAATTTTCGTGATCGTATTATTTGTAAGTGCAGAAAGTAAATCTTCCGGTATCGACCCGAGATGCGGCTCCCACAATGAAACCGGGCCGTCATCGAACGCATACGCGAGCATCAAAACCTTTGTATCTGCATGATTCGCATAGACATCCGTGCCGACCTTCTTCAGATCAACAGTTGACGCCGTTTCGCAATCTAGGTGGAGTCGCATAAGTCCTTTGTTTCTGTCACTCGCCATTTACTACGGAGTATTATATAGTCCATAAGAATGTGTATACGGACTATGGTTATTATAACGGATATAGGAGAATCTGACCCTTTTGTTGATTCTAAAGGACTTAATAAATTGTTCTCATATTTGTCTCATCTTGAGACGACCTTTGTTCGAGCCAGCAATCGTTTTTACCTTGCACATAAAACACGTTTGCAGGCGCGTAAGCCCTTTGTAATGTTCGTTCTGAGATACCTTGGTCTTTGGCGATATCTTTTGCGATGTGAGGAGGACATACCGGATTACATAGTTTGGTCAGCAACTCTATTGCTTTTTGTTCTTTGGTTGGTTTTGGGTTAAAGATTATTGGTTGTGTTGATTGTGATTGTTTCGGTCCTGCGATTTGTTTGCCGTTCAAAAGTAATACACGGTCGTCCCACACGAACACAGGTTTATTAGATCGTGATTCAATGAAGTTTCTAAATCCGCGCCAGTTGTGAAGATCAGAACAATGTGCGTGTTGACAACGGAAGCTATACGCGCCTGTTGCTGCGACCATCGCGACCGCTTCGAGTTCGCCGCCGTCCATTGTGTGCTCAGATGCATTCGGACAAGTACATGGTATAATTACATCATCGCCGTTCTGTCTGATTGATTGATAATTGACATCATAGTAATCGAGATATGATTTTAACTTATCGACTTTCTCGCGAATTTCTTTATCATCGATGACTTCGTCATTGGGGTTGAAGTGATCGAACTCGCCCGCGACGGAAATATACTCGTTCGCAATTTCTGTGATCTGTGTTTCTGTCGTCGGAGTTTTAGATGCAAAATGTAAGACTTTGCTTTGTCTGTTGGGCCGATCATCAGTATGCGGGCCTTTGTAGACGTGCGTTCCTGCCGCTTTTGTAATTCGAGCCGCGTTAAACATTCCTTCATCGACCATTGCAGTTCCGAATTGTCCGCGAAAGTTTTGATTGATAGATTTAAGAAATCGCTTGACAAGTAAAAGATTTTCTGTTGTATTAGGAAGATCGATCCGGACGTAAATGTGATGGCCATTGCCGGAATTTGTCAAAGCAGTCTTGGGAAAGCCGCGAGATGTCAGATAAGCGCGAATTTCCATTGCCATGTCAAGTGTGTCACGATGTTCTTGATCAGAACTATTTGTCCCTGCGGGTTGTCCGGCGTCAATATCAATCAATATCCAACGACGTAAAGAAATATCTTCATCTTCGGACATCCGCATCGAATAATGCGTCTTACCTGATTCCCACGCGATACTCTTTTTCATGCGCGGTTCTAGCGGCTGTTGCGACAATTGCAATTCTTCGCGCAACGTCGCACTTCCGATGTAAGCTTGATTGTTTACACCTTGCCAATCGCGCTTCAATGGATTCATTGTGACGTAAACGGTCTGTTTCTTTTTTGTATTTATATAATCTATCGCTTCGGCCAACCGATCAAGATCATCGAAGAATCCGGATGTTGTAGAAGAATATTCGACTTCGTGCTTACGCGGAACGCGCAATTCGACAACGTCTCCGGGTTCGAAGAGAAGGTCTAATCCTTTTCGTATTTCTGTAATATTGTCCATGTTCTCCTAAAAAATAGAGGAAGGGCGGATGCCCGCCCTTGGCTCTGCGCTCCTACCCCCTATGACGAGTAGCGATCTCGTCCAGCTTAAATTTCCTCTGCCATCTTCGCCGCAGCAACAGACGACTTACGAATACGCGAAGCCGAATCGACGTTCGCATAAGTTCGGTCGCCGTTTTTGTTGTGAACGATGTTGACGTTAATTCGCATTCCGGCGATTTCAGAAATATCGAGCGACGGCTGATCGGTATTAACGCCGAGTGAACGGAGTCTCATTCCGAGTCGGGCCTTCTTGCCGAAAGACGCGGTAAACGTTTCGAATACGAGCATCGGAGTTCCATCCGCGCCGTTCTCGTCTTCGATGCGATAAGTGATACGAACCTTGCGCTGTTCGCCGTACAGTTCAGATTTGACCATTCCCAAATCTTCGACAGAGAGGATGGTTGCGACGTGCAAACCAACTTCAGGAAGTTCGTAAACTTTTGCTTCGATTACAACAGGTGCTTGCACCTTAGTAGCTGTTTGAGTCATTTGTTTTCCTAGTTTACATCAATGCCGAGCGCCAAGAACGGCCCCGAACGGTGTGATTACTTATCAAGAATAACAAATCGGGCAGGATGTGTCAAGAGAAATCGCGCAAAATAAATCAGTCTCGAAGTGAGAATTTGCTTGACAAGATTTCGCGCAAGGGGTATAGTTATTACATGGCGTAGTAATGGCCAGAGAAAGAGAGATATGGCATATCGTAAGCGTAAGAAACTAAAAGGGTTAGACCCTGAAGGCAAAGAATATTGGAATGAGATGTTAGCCAGAGAAGGTTTGACGATGTGGGAAGGACTTAATCCTAAATTGAGCTATGTAGGAGGCAGTAACCAAGTAGAAATTGTGGATGGAATGTTGCAAAGCAATCTTGCTCTCGGCGGAAAGCGCGTTAAACCAACAGGATACGGGCTAGATAGCGATGAAAAAGTTTTATAAAGTTTCATGCATTTGAACTTTATTTTAGCTTATAAGTGCTTTGTTTTCAACAATTTATTATTTAATAGTGTATTTTGCGCCTAAAATTGTTGCTCGGCTTAATAAGGGTGAGGAGAAGTAAAACCCTTTTGGTCCGACCGTACCTTTTGAGTCCTGAGTGACCAAGAATTAAGCAAAAACGGTCAAATCTTCACGAAAAACATCGGGCAACCTCCTCCCTTGTACACAGTACAAGTGCCCGATGATCTTAGCCCCACGTTTAAGAGACTATCCAGTTTCCGTGGGGCTTTTCTCAATGGAGGAACATGTCTGAAATTAAAGTTTCGAAACCGCGCCCGCCGACTCGATGGGGGCATGTTGAAACAGAACCGACGCCAATCGCGCCTTCAGTGCCGACTGCTTTGTCAGAAGCAGCACGCAATCATCTGACAATCGCGCAAAATGATAGACACAACGATCCGATAATTATTGCTCGCGCCGTAAAAGAACTCGAACGATTTCGGGGCGATCCGGCAGTTGATGCGTACTTTGCACGAGTAAAATATTTGCGCGATCAAGAAATTTTGAAACAAAAGATTAAGACATTAGCGCAGCGGCCAATAAAATAGGAGGAGAAATGGCAAACCCAGAGATTGATAACTACGTAACGGTTGGCGGCGAACCGACCGCGACGAAACAAGATTTAGAAGATTTGAAAGATCAATGCAACTCGTCCTTTTTCGAGGTTGCAAATATGTTCCTCGAACTGCAATCAGGGCTTCAGCAATTAAACGAGCGCATCGATCTTTATAACAAGAAATCGAGTCATAAGATATAATCATGGCAAACTGTGAGGAGTGCGGAGCGGCGCATATATTGCGCAATACATCGGGCGCAACTTGGAAAAAAAATTGTTTATGTCCTGATCTTTCAATACATGTTCCGAGAACTCGGGCAACGATCATAGTTCCATCAAAACATAACGACATTTTTGAAGCTTGCAAGAATAGTATTGATAAGTACGCGCCAAAAGAAAAAAAGATTTTGGTGAGAGACGGCAATGCTATATCCTCGCCCGACCAATGGATTACGATTCAAGGTCCGGCTAGCCCGTTCGTATATAGCAGAAACATCAATCTGGGAATCAAACAGTCTACAGGTGATGTTCTGCTTACGAATGACGATGTTAGATTTACTCATCCATACACACTTGAGATAATGCAGAATGTGATGGAGAAGAATCCTGATGTGGGAATTTTATCGCCGTTGATTATTGGCGATGTCGGGGAATTTTTTCAGTCCCACGCGACTAAGACTTTACATTATACACAAGTGCGTCTGTGTTTTGTTTGTGTACTTATAAAAAAAGAAGTACTGGATAAAGTCGGCCTTCTTGATGAACGCTTTACAGGGTACGGATATGATGATTGCGATTACTCACGTCGCGTAGTTGAAGCAGGCTGGAAACTTGGTGTGACAGGCAAAGCAAAAGTAATTCATGGTCACGGCGATAATCGAAGATCAGCGTCTTACAACCGACAAGAGTATGGAACAATTAATGCATTAGATGAAATTGCCAAGCAGCAATATTTAGAAAAATGGGGAGACTTGTCACTTGAGTGCAAGTAAATTATTACTCGGAGTTCTCGCGTGTCATCGTCGCGCACAGCATCTTCAAGCGTGTCGAGATACATGGGGAAAAGATGTCATCGGTTTTGATTATAAATTTTTCTTCGGCCAAGGATCGCACGAGAACGAGCAACCTGATGAATTAATTCTTGATTCTCCAGATGACTATCGCGGACTTTCTGTAAAAGTACAAGCCGCAGTTAGATGGGCGCTTGAACATGATTATACTTCGTATTTCAAAATAGACGACGATGTTTATATCAGGCCGGAACGACTTGTGAAAGCCGCCGCAGAATGGGCGAATTATGATTTTGTCGGACGGCGACAAGGCGCGACAGATCGGTATCACGAACACGCGTATTGTTCGGGCGGCTGCGGATATTATTTAAGCAAACGAGCGATGGAAGTTTTGGCGAACGCGCCAACACCAAATCCGGAAATCGCAGCAGAATATGCGGAAGATAGCTGGACGGGTTTACGATTACTTGAAGCAGGAATCGAAGCGCATAACGACGACAGATTGCGGCGATCCGCAGGCAGCGGGCCGAACCGTAGTCCTCGACCGAACAATTTCAACGGCTGGAAAAGTGATACGCCAACAAAGTACAATGACTACATTTCCGTGTGTGAATTCTTAGGTTCTGAGATGATCCAACTTCCTCATAGAGAATGGCTTATGTCAAATGACGCACACTCAACTGTGATGGGTCGATTGCGATTAAGATAAATTTTATAACCTTACAGATTAATTACCTGTGAGCGGGGGCGCTTATCCGCCCCCAATTCTCGATAAGGAGAAAACAATGTTTTATACATATCTTTGGCTTCGCGAAGACGGAACGCCGTATTACGCAGGCAAAGGCACGGAATTTCGAGCCTATCAAAAACATCATAATCGTGTTGGTAAATGTCCACCTAAAGATAGAGTTATTCTTCAAGAATTCTTATCAGAAGCTGATGCATTTGAAGCAGAACAGTTCTTGATTTTATACTATGGCAGAAAAGATTTGGGAACAGGCTGTTTGATAAACATGTCTGATGGCGGCGAAGGATCGGCAGGATATATTCCAACTGAAGCAGCTAAACAAAAGAATAGGGCCGCGCATTTAGGTAAGAAACAATCAGAAGAAACTATCCAGAAACGTCGTGCTTCACTTAAAGGCGTAATTCGTACAGAAGAATGGCGAAAGAATATAGGTTTAGGAAATAAAGGGCGTAAATTTACTGACGCGCATAAAGAAAAATTAAGTAACGCAAAGCTAGGCAAGAAGCGTGCGCCTGTTTCTGATGAAACGAAGAGAAAGATGAGCGAAGCACGATTAGCCTATTTCGTGAGGAGAGCCGCCAGTGCCGCTGGATTATAGAGATATAAGTATATTTATCACGAACAAAAACAGACTCGATGTCGGCTTTCGCGATCAAATAATTTGGTGGCTTGACACAAGCATGAAAGACATAACCGTGTTGGATAACGGTTCGACTTATCCGCCGCTGTTAAAATTTTACGATGAAATTAAAAACGAAGTAAAAATTATTTTCGTTCCGAATCTTGGCGAACGAGCACCTTGGGCGTTTTGGGATTTAGGTTATCGTGATCAATTCGAAGATCGCCATGTCATAATTAACGATTCAGATTGTTGTCCGGATAAAGATTGCCCGAAAGATTTGATTTCACAAATGTTGGCCGTTCTTGATGCGTATCCAGAATGTAAGAAAGTTTCAACGGGTTTACGAATCGACAATCTTCCAGAACATTTTAAGTTTCGCGATAAAGTTATCGATGAAGAAGGATGGAATTGGAAAGATCGTGTAATTCCTGAAATTCTTGGATTGCCGAGATTATTTAACGCGCATACAGATACTTCGCTTACTCTCTATCGCAACTCTCAAACTGTATTGTGGACTGATCAACAATTTCGAACTGATTTTCCTTACGTATGTCAGCACTATCCGTGGTATAGTGATTCTCGCCCACTGATGAAGACGCATGAAGAAATGTTTTACTTAAAAAACTTGGCAGATGGATGGGCAAATTGGCAAAGTGAGAAACGCGATGCCTCGATATAGTATCATAACTCCCACTCTTGTGCGCCCTACATTGAAACGTTTGTGTGATTCAATTGATGCACAAACAAATCAATCATGGGAACATATTATTATGGTTGATGTGCCGCTGGTGTTTGATAAGAATAAAAGTAACATCGTGGAGAGCATGTCGAACGATCCTCGGCGTAAATTTTTTAGGTGCGGACAGCCGCATAAGAATTACGGCAACACTTGTCGATGGAATGCGTTTGATAAGGCGAGCGGTGATTATATTATTTATCTCGATGACGATGATTATCTCGCAGACGATAAAGTTTTTGAAACATTAGAACAAGTGACAAAACTGTGGGCAATATTTCCGATCATGAGATGCGGAAATCTTTGGTTTTGCGACCCGCCCGGTATGTGTAAAACCGGATCGGGAATGTTTATCTACCGTCGCTTTCTCGGATTGAAATATCCTGACAACGATCATTACTGCGCTGATGGAGAACTTTGCGAACAGCTTAAAGCGTTTCCGTATCAGTCATTAGGACACGAAAGACCGCTGATGATCTATGAACAGCGCGGACTTGGGAGGGAATAATTATGATTACAGCAATTGTTGGACTTGCTGCTTTTGCAGCCGGATACGCATTTCGTGGTTTGATTCACAAAGAGATTGTTGCTGTTGGCGCGGATGTTAAAGCCGCTGACGCAAAAGCTGACGCAAAAGCTGTCGCAGAAGTAAAAGCGAAGCTGTAGAAAGGAATTAGCATGGCTTTAGTAAATGTTGCCGGAACACAAACCGGAGTAAATACAACTTCAGGTGTAAAGGGAATTACGCAGCAATATCAATTGTCCGGCAAGCAGTCAGCGACTATTGTGCCCGGAAACGGTCTTGGCGCTAATATTATTGGAACAGTACCTCCGGGAAAAGCCGGAATTGTTCAGATTGATAATACGATTCAGAACTCGACTGATCCGCTTGTTTCCGGTCAATTAGCGACTAATCAAGCTGATAACTTTGCCGCGAGTACGACTGGTGTTGGACTTGTTCCGACAGTTAATTCCGCGCAACTTGAATCAGCCGGAAAATCAATGGCTCCGCAGACCGAGTAAAAGATTGAATTTTGCCGTAATTGCAACCTTCGGGCGATTCATGCACGGCAAGTTCTTAGAATAGGTAACGGAGACTATGTGAAGTCCGATCCTGTTTTGCTGAAGTGGTATCGTATTATTAACTCTAAATTTTTCCTTGGCGAATTACCTAATAGCGTTTGTGTTCGTTGGGTGAATGACGAAGATAAAGAAGAAGAAAAACGGTGTGAAGATAAATATTTTGGATGGGCCGAAGAAGGCGAAACGAGTAGACATAAATATGAGATTGTATTGAGTAGAAAAAAGAACACATCTCTTTCTGCCAAACTTTGTACTCTTGCTCATGAATGTTGCCACATTGCCACACAATTGAAAGATGATCACGGCCCTGCATTTGAAGCGCAGCGACAAAAAATAGCAGATCGAGGAATATTTAAAAAAGGAGCACTCGCCAAAAACATTACGCTCTTTTAATTTGGAGGAGATGTGACAAAGATTAAGCGCGAGCGCGAAGACAAACCGACACGCTTTCTGAAAAACTTCATCCGAACTTATCTAAAGAAGAATCGCGATATTCCGCCTTCGATTATTGTAATGTTGTTAGATCGATTGGCGCTTCTTGATGGATTATACAAAGTAGAATTAACTCCGCGCCGGACGACGACAGGACCGGGAAAAACAGAATCTGAGCAAATACCTGAAGTAGAAATAGACATCGATAAAATGCTTGAGCGAGGAGCCGCGAATGCAGCAGATAATTCAGAAGCCAATGGTTGACGGTTTCGCTAAAGTTTGGACGCATAAAGGTCTTGCAATTTTTCTCGATGATGTTCACAAACAATTTGCTTTAGACTTTAGTAACGTAATGTTAAATAATTTCATTCAACAACAAGCGCAAGCTGCGGCGAAAGCGGCAGAATTGAAGAAGATCGTCGTTGTGGAGGATTAAATGAATAAAACTCAGTATGCGCAAAGAACTTTTACTTATCCGGCATCAGAAAAAACTTCGCAACTTCAGTGGGATTTCGCATTTCTTGAACGCGAGGAATTCGAAGAGAAGTGGGGCCAAAAGAAGTACACAGAGATGAGTAAACAATAATGCTACCGGATCAGATTAACGTTGCCGCGCAAGAAAAACAAGCGTCTCAAGAAGGTTATATTCATCGTGTTCTCGTCGCGTTAGATCAATTTGTCAATGTCATATTTCGCGGACGACCTGATGAGACAATATCTGCTCGTTCTTATCGCGCTGCGCTTGAAGGTAAACTTTGGGGCCGAGCGATGAATGCGTTTCTTAATGTATTCCAGAGTAATCACGGCGCAAAAGCAGCCGCAGGAGATTTGTATAGGTCGCAATCAATCGACGCAACTGAAACGAAAATATTGTAATGGCGTACAAGATAATTTTACATGAGATTATAGATCGCCTTTATGTCGGTGATGAAGAAGCTATCGATCTTGCCGAAAAGCGCGGATATTCGATTTTAGCCGCGTGTAAAGATGGCAGTCCTGATTGTCATCGTGCCGTTCTCGGATACACAACATTGGCAGCGCCAAAAGATAAAAATTATTACTTTATACAAAGTGATAAAGATCACATGGCGCTTAATTTGATCGACGTAGATGATCCTGATCTTATTCCTGATACTGTTATTGATGCAGGATTGAAGTTCATGAAAGACCGCTATGACGCAGGTAAAACGATTTTAGTACATTGTATTGCTGGTCATTCGCGTAGTCCTTCAATGATGCTCATGTTTTTAAGATCGATAGGCGAAATGCCCGAAGGTTTTATTCGTGCCGAAAAAAAATTCCGCACTCTTTATCCGCCTTATGATCCCGGCGTCGGAATGCGAGCGCACGCAAGAACGCGATGGGATGAATTGAAAGACAAATACTTATGAGCGTACTTGATAAACTAGCTGATGCAGCAACTAAGATGGGGCAGAAAGTCGCAACAGCGCCTTCGAATGAAGCTGCCGCGATTAAAAATAAGACAGACGCAGTAAAAGAATATCAAGACGCAGTTGCTGATAAGCCGATAGTTCCGAAAGCTACGCCGCCTTCTGTCAATCCGAATAAAGTTGATCCGAAATCACAATATGGAACGCGACCGGGCGAGCAGCGAATTAGCGATTCTGAAATTAAAGATATGTCACGACCGCTCGGGTCGTTTAAGAAAGGTACGAATTACGTACCGCATACAGGTGTAGCACTCCTTCATAAAGGAGAAGCAGTAATTCCGGCGAAGGAGAATAAAATGGATTCAACCTACGATATGGTTAAGGGCATGGCAAAAGACAAGCCGCCCAAGAAAGAAATTAAAGAAATGGTGCATACAAAGTCGCATAATGGAAAGCATATTGTGACTCATAAGCATCATAGTCCGGCACATCACCCGGACGAGACTCATGTTATGAATGACATGGCCGAGCTTCATTCGCACATGGAAGACCACGCTGGAAGCCCCAACGAAGGCGAAGCCGCACCAGCCGCTGATGGTTCTGCTCCGGCACAGATGACAGCCGCGCCGTCTCCGGCACCGATGGCCGCTCCGGGGGCTTAATGGCTGACGATAAGTCTCGCGGAGCACCCGCTGATTTTAGTGGCAGAGTAATCCCGAATCCGAAGAATATTAAACCTGTTCTTGATACAGACATAAAAGCGAATCCGAAAGATAAATCGGACCCTAAGCCGCCACACGGATTTGCTTATTACGCCGAGCCGTATCACCCTAAAGATGAGCCTGTTAAGAAAAATATTGATAACGCGCCACTTGAGAATTCGTCAATCCCCGGCCCGATTAGATCGTTTAAACATGGAACTGATTACGTTCCCGAAACAGGCATAGCGATTCTTCATAAAGGCGAGAAAGTAATTCCGAAGGAAAATAATATGAGTGAACACAGCCCAGAAGAGAAAGCGCACTTTCATAGAGCGATGAGTAAGCTACACGGCGGGGCGCTCCATAAGCATTTTGGTATCGCAGAAGATAAACCGATACCGATGGAAAAGAAACAAGAAGCAGCGAATTCGGATAATCCGCATGTCGCAGCTATGGGCCGAATGGCGGTCGCGATGCACGGATGGTCGCATAAGGGTTCGAAGAAGTAACGAAAGGATTTTATTATGGCAGACAGAGAAACTTGCGCGGGAAGTTATCCGGGCGCAAAGAATATGGGATTGAGTTTGAAGCGTGCGGGAAGTTCGTATGTCGAGTGTACAGGTGAAATGGGCGCAGCGGGCGAAAGTCCGAAAGTTCCTAAAGGACATAAATTTAGCCCGTCTGGTACTTCGCGTAAGGGAAGTACATCGGGCGAGAGCTATTCTCCTTATGCGCCGACCGCACCAGACGATTACAAAGGCGGGGTCGGAACAGGCCAAGGTAAAGGTTCTCAGGGTTAATTAGTGTTGGGGGAGAAGTGAAAGTAACAGAGTTAGAAGTGTTAGTTAAGTTTGCAAGAACAGAACATCCTAACTATCAATTCAAGAATATGCCAGACGAAGAGTTTGACAAGCTGGCAAAACAGAGTTGGGATAGACTTTCTTCGGACCATAAGAAGAAAGTTTCTGCGACTTGTCATGCTGCCAAAGTATTGATTGATGATCAGCCGGAAACAGCAATTCTTGTAAGGCGTGCGCGGTTTCTTGCACAAACTAACTTATTTTTTCTCTGTCATCTTCTTGAACGCTATAAAGATGCATCGCTGAAGACGTATACATGGATCGATGGTTCGATCCATAATACACATGAAGAAATTTGTAATGAATTCTTTGTGCGTAAAGACCCGACTAAAGTTTCATTCAAATCTTTTGCTAAAGACTATATCGATAAGAAAGAACGATTGTTACTTGTCCCACGAGGCGGCTTTAAGTCTTCTATGGACATGGCAGATGTTATCCAGTACATAATCTGCTTCCCCGAGGTAACGATTATGATTTTGACCGGAGTTCTTGATCTGGCAAAAGACTTCGTAAAAGAAATCAAAGGTCATTTTACACTTGAAGACGGCGAAATAGAACAAGAGAATCTGTTCCAAACGAAGAAAGCTATTAAGCCGAAGCAAATGGCTGATGGCTCTTACAATCTTTTTCAAGTCTTATTTCCCGAGCATTGCATTCCGGCAGAAGAAGGTAAATCGTGCGAGTATCAAACTCCTGCTGTTTCAATGGTCGAGAAAGAATGTACTGTTTTCGCTGCATCGATTGATCAGAACTTATCAGGTTGGCACGTCGGAGTTTTGAAACTTGATGACGTTGTAACGAACGAGAATAGTCGAACTGTCGAACGAATTAAGAACGTCAATCGCCAAGTCAGTATTCATAACGCCATGCTTCATCCGTATGGATTTTACGACAAGATTGGCACTTGGTACGATTCTGAAGATACTTACGGACAGACGATTCGCTATGTCGCGAAGTGCGAAAAAGATGGCGAAGACGTAAAGACGAAAGTATATATTCGCGCCGCTTGGTGGCCGAATGAAGCCGCTCGTAAGGCAGGTAAAGTCGAAGAAGAGATGGTCGAGTCAGATTGGGACTTCTGGTTTAATGAAGAAGGCCAGTTGACTTATAAATTTCTTCGCGGCAAGAAACTTGAAGACGCTGAAGGTTTCGCGATCAAATATTTGAATGATCCGACTCAGGCGCACAGAATTAAATTTCCTCGCGAACTTCTTATACGCCGTACAATTCCTTCGAATATGCTTCCGCAACAAGGAATGATCGTAACCACAGTAGATACGGCGTATTCAACTAAGAGTTGGGCCGACTATACGGTCATTCTGACTTCTCTTATTTACGGTGGGCGTTTTTATATCATCGACATGAAACGTGGGCGATATAACGAATACGAACTTCCCGGACTAATCGCGGCAAATGCTTTGCAGTGGAAGCCGAAACGAATTTGCATTGAAGATTCTGTCGGCGTTAAGTGGCTCGGACGTGAAGTTTATCGCGAAATGGATCGATTGAAGATTCGAGTTCCGATTGAATTCGTTCCACTCGGTCAAGGTAATAAAAGTAACGCCAAGAACATGAAAGCGAAACCTGTTCTTAGACTCTTAGGCGATGAACGATTATTATTCGCGAATCAATGTGTCGGTCTTGAAGAATTATATAACGAATTAGAGAAATTTGATACGGCGGCTTCAACACATGATGATATAGTTTCTGCATTATCGATTCTTGTAGATCAATTTTCGAGTTATGCAGAAATGGAAGGAAAGATGTCGTCTGTTGCTCCAGACTTTTGTACAGATATAAAAATGAAGCAACAGTACGACCATATTTACGGCGCGGGTGTTTTCGAAAAGATGGTCGCGCAAAAGAATTTTGAATCATCGTTAGATCATCCGGACTTATCCGGAGTAGAAGCGATGAAAGCCGCGCAGCAAGAAGCGGCGCAAGATTACGATCCGTTACAAGAAGCAGGTTTGTGGTAGGAAGGACAACCAGTGGCAGACGAACAGATAAATGGCATGGCAGTCGATTCTGTCGGTTTTCCTAGTGATGGCAATCCGAACGCGCCGTTAGTCGCAGCAGATTTTACACAAACTGGTGAGATAAAAGAAGTCTCCGGCGATTTAAGTTTAGTAACAGGCTCGGCGCAAGCAGCGCGAGATTATATTGCCAATAACCAGTGGAACATGCTTTGGAGAGATGCCGATCTTCTTTTTCAAAGTCCGCGCCCTTTAAGCGTATATGAAAATACGTATGTAATGGAACCGAACGTTCAACGATTTACAGTAGCGAAAATCGTTAACGCGATCATCCCTCAGTTATACAAAGGATTATTTTACGACGATCCGCCGATGCTTATGCGCCCGCGACCGGGAACGCCGCAAGCAATTGTTGACGCGAAACAAGCTCTCTTCTCTTACATTCTTGACGAATGCGATTTCAAACAACAGACGAAGTGGGGCATGGAAACAATGGCCACTTTCGGAACTGGTATTTGGAAGTGGGGAATTGACTGGAAAGATATAACGACTTGGAAGCGGACAGCTTCGAGTTTGAATATTGAAACAGGATTAGATCAATCGAAACAAGTTATTCCTGTCGTTACGAACGAAGCACCGAAAGTCACGCCGACCGTGACGACGATGCGGCTTCCGTTCTTCGAACACAGACCATTAGATAAAGTCCTTGTTGATCCGCATCTTGATGTCAGTGATATTCGTAAGGCCGATTGGGTTGTAGATGTTCATTATATGGACTTTTACCAACTCGAAGAAATTCGCAAGGCAATCGAAGATTCTTCAGATAAGAAAGCGACCGAAGGATGGTCAATCCCGTCTAATCTGCGTGATACGTGGATCAAGACTACAAGTACAGTCACTAATCTTCAAAGTGAACAAAACGTTTACGCTACAGGCGCGGTTCATCATTCGAAAGATATGCCGATTCAGGCCGGGCCTGATCCGCTGCGTAAGAAGTTAGAAGTTCTCGAATATTGGGATAAGAAACGTAAGATCATCGTTATTAACGGTGAAACTGTACTTTTTACAGGTATAAACGAATTTGATCAATTGCCGTTTCTTTCGTGTAATTGGTGGAGTCGGCCAAAAGCGTTTTATGGCATGGGACTCGGCTTAGTAATCGGCCAAAATCAACGTGTCGATCAAGGCGCGATTAATGCGATTCTAAAAATTCTTAGCTTCGGTGTCAATCCAATTTATCTTCAGAAACGCGAAGCAAATACGGCGACTCAAATGATCCGAACCGGACTCGGTAAGATCATGAAAGTTGATGGAGATGCAGATAAAGCATTCCATTTACTTGAACAGCCGAAAGTTCCGTCCGATGTTTGGAACGCGTTGAAAGAATCACAAGATAGTTCAGAATCTGCTTCGGGGGCCGATCAACAACTCGTACAAGGGTCTACTGCTGGTCCTCGGTCTGGCATGGGTCGAACGTCAGGTGGCGCGGCGATTCAGGCATCTGCAAGCGCAACTCGTCTAGACGGCCCGCTAGACAATTTTATCGAACAAGTATTCAAGCCGTTTCTGTCTATTCTTGACATGCTCGTTTTTAGATTTATGCACGATGAATGGATTTTGCACATTCTTGGCGAATTACTCGGCAAATCTTTGACTCAATCATTTCCGATGCAGGAGTATTGGGATTCGAATATTCAGTTTGAAATTCTTGCAGGCGCATCGATGAGTGCAAGACGAACGATGGCGCAGTCGATGGTCATGCTTACGCAGATTTTCGACAATCCTCAAATTGGCGAACAATTAGCCGATATCAACGAAGAATATATCGATTATGATGCGATTCTTCGGATGTGGATGGAAGCTTCGGAATGGAAGAACAATAACGATATTATAAAGAAAATGACTCCGCAGATGTTGCAGAAACGGGCAGCGCAGTCTAAAGCAGCGCAAATGCAAATGCAGGTTCAGGCGAAACAGCAAGATTCGCAACAGAAGTTCCAACAAAAGTCTGATTTGGAAGACCAAAGTTCGAACAATCGCATCAAACGCGATCTTGTAATTGCTGCGGCCAAGGCGTCCGGACTTTCTGAGACAGTGGAAGGGGAACCAAGTTCAGGCGGACTTGAGGGGCAATTGCCGAACGTGTAAAAGTTGATTAGCACTTTGCTAGTCCGTGATTAGGGCGGCACGAAACAAAACCGCCCACTTATTCTGGCCTGAATGCAGGAGATAATGAAAGTCTTATTTGTTCTGAAGAAAAGCGGATACGGTTGTAATTACAATTATGGCACAAGTGGATTACTAAACTCTGCGAAATTTGTTGTCGATATGTTGAATCATAACGGCGTCGAAGCGAAGTTAGTTGTAGTAGACGACAATAACGATATTGACCGGGAAGTTTTTAACTTTCAACCAGATACAGTCATAATCGAAGCACTTTGGGTCGTTCCTGAGAAATTCGAAGTCTTAAAAACGCTTCATCCGAACGTCAAATGGATTGTACGTATACACAGTGATTTGCCGTTTCTTGCGTCAGATTCAATCGCAATGGCTTGGACGTTTGACTATTTGAAACGTGGAATCGCAGTTGCTTTTAATGACATGCGGGCGTTTAGTAATATTAAAGACATTTCACATTATGATAATGTTTTATTTCTTCCGAATTTTTATCCATTTTGTGAGATTTTGAATCAAAAGCCAAGTCCGGGTCTTAATATTGGCTGTTTTGGGGCGATTAGACCGTTAAAGAATCAATTAATTCAGGCAGTTGCGGCGATAAGATACGCCGATTCGGTCAATCAACAGTTGAATTTTTATATTAACGGAACTCGTTGCGAAGATGGCGGCGAAAGTGTTCTGAAAAATCTTCGTTCATTATTCGCGAATACAAAACATAAGTTAGTTGAAATAACTTGGCTTGATCGGGCCGAATTTCTACAAATAATGTCGCGAATGAATCTGGCGATGTGTATTTCTTTTACAGAAACGTTTTGCATTGTCGCCGCAGATGCTGTGACTGTCGGAACGCCGTTAATCTGTTCTTCACAAGTACCGTGGGCGGATGGTATGTCAATCGTTCCTGCGACAAACGCTTCGCATATCGCGAATCGAATCGGCCATTTACTTGATTCGAAAGAAACTATCGAGCATAATCATAAGAAATTGAGTGAGTATTCGAAGCGCAGTCAAGATATTTGGTTAGAGACTCTGTAGGAGGAGAAATGCTCGCAGTAAACGACGTGGTTAAAGGAATTGACGTTGATATAGTTTTGACCGAAACAGAACGGTCGTTACTTGCGGCATATGTTAAAACTGAGGCATTTGATGTCTTGCAACGTCTGATGGAAGATTCGGTCAAATCATATAACGTCCGACTTACAAATACCGATCCGACAGATACAGAATCAGTTCTTGTAAATCATCGGATGGCGAATGCAGTCGGCGGATTTTATACGTCGTTGATTTCACGGTTGAAAGAAGAACTTGCAGTAGAAAATTATAATAATCGGGCCAGAAATGCAGAGCCTGAAAATAATATGCAGTTAGACGGATTGAGATAGGAGGATATTTGAAGCCGACAATAGGACAAATTGTAATTTATCATCCGCTTCCAGACGATGAAGACGGCTGTCAACCAAACGGGGCAGTTAAAGATTTGCCAGCGATTATTGTCGCAGTTTGGTCAGATACGTATCTTAATTTGAAAGTTATAACTGATGGGCTGAAAGATACTTGGGTTACATCTGTCTCTGAAGGAACCGGGCCGCGCAATTGGTCTTGGCCTGAAAGAATTTAATAAACATTAGGAGGAGGAGAGTAAATGTCAGAAGAAGTTATTGTACAAGATATAATCGAACCGGAAGTTCTGGCAGAAGTCGTAGTGCCTGAACCAGAATTAGAATACAGTTATCAGCCGACCGATGAATCCGGCAGAAGTATCGGCGGGCGACAAGTAATCAAGTATCGAACGCCCGAAGAACTTGCCGATAAGATGAGAGATAATTCTGTTCATCTAATCCGCAAATTGCGCCAAGTCACGAAAGAAGCAAGACTTGGGCGCGGCGAAGATTCGATTCCTGATGACGCAGAACGTTTTGCACAGCCCGTAGACTTCCAACCAAAACCATTGTCTGCTGGCGAACGTTATGCGATTTCACAAGATTTGAACGACCCAGAGAAGTTCGAAGCGGCCCGCGACCGACTATTAGAGTCAGCAATTGGCGCTTCGCCCGAAGATTTACGTAAGACATTAAATCAGCAACAGATTACGACGATGCAATTACTCGCCCGTCAAAATGCGGCGATCTTTATGGAAAAGCATCCGGAATTCTATTCTGTGACTGAAAATCTTGAAGTTTTGACGAATTGGATGATCAAGAATAGGCTATCACCAACCGTCGCGAATTTTGAACGAGCCAATTCAACGATGACAGAAGCCGGATTGCTTTTGTCACCACCTATCGTGCGTGAGGTTGCTCCAACGGTGCAAACCGTGGAGAACACGGTTCCAAATGCGGAACCAGTCGCACCAGTCACTCGGATTAGTGATTCGGCGCAACCGCAACAACCAAGCCAACCTGCAAGAGTGCCTTCGGGCCTGAATTCTCGTGTTGCTTCTAACACCGGAGTCCAGCCGAATACGGGCGCACTTACATTGGCTGATATCGACCGCATGTCTTCTGACGAGTACAAGCGGCGATTATTGACAGACCCGAAGTTTAGTGAGAATGTCGATAAGCTCGAAGCTACTCGTCCCGCGAAGGCACGGCGATAAAGGTAAGAAACCTTGAGTTTTAGTCCTTCAGGGAATCAACTCTCTAACCTCCCGCAATCTACCGTAAAATTTTACGATAAAAAATTCCGGGAAAATCTAAAGGCCCAGACGCCATTCGTGGCTTGCGCCGAACGTCTCAATTTGCCTACCAACTCTGGTAATCAATATGAGATGTTCATGTACGTCCCCTTAGCAGCCAACACCAATCAAACGACCGAAGGTACTGTCGGATCGTCTTTGAGTGCTAGCGTGCTAACAACCACGGCTACGATTGGTGAATATGCCGATTACGCTAACTTCTCTTCGCTAAGTCTTGCAACTGCAATCGACAATACTGTCGAGAACGTCGCGAAGGAAATGTCTTATCGCCTTGGCGAAAGTCTGTCCGCTCTCGTTCGTGCAACTTGCGACGGCGCGAACAGCATCGATTCTAGCGTGCTGACTCAGTTGGCCGCGACTTCGACTTCGAGCTTTACCGCTCTGTCGTTGTCCCAGATTCGAAATAGCGTCCAGTCACTTGCTGGCCGTTCTGTCCGTCCGTTCGATGAAGCGAGTAAGAGCTTCATCGGAGTCATCCATCCTTTCGCCCTTGGCGATGTGTTGGCTGACAATAGCAACGATTCGCCTATCGATATCCTGAAGCACACTTTAATTCTATTGGGGTGTGTATAAACTTAACTATATCGGGGAACATCAAGATTTCTCTTGACAATCCCGAGATAACTTCTTATAATTAAGGAACATATGAAAGACCATTCTATAGCGTATATGGCGGGTCTGATTGATACAGATGGAACTCTTGGTATTTATTACAAGGGCAATTCTGGATATCAGGCAAGTTTAGAATTTTACAACGATGATCAACAACTTATGAAATGGGTTGTTGAGCACTTTGGCGGGCAGTTTAAACCAAAGAAAGACCCAAGACGTGGGACTGTCGGATATCGATGGACTCCGCAAGGGCGTTTACACATGTGTAGAATTCTTGATACATTAATTCCTTTCCTTGTCTTAAAGAAATCTGAAGCATTGATCGTTCGTCGATTCTTGAGTATATCGGGAGAAGCCCCGGATTTACGAAAGTATCTGGCGAACACTTGCAGATTCATTAAAGGCAAAAGAAGCATCGTAGAGACTGATACGTTAAGAAGTCTCTTAACAAGAAAACCAAACTTAATTCAAGCATATGTTGCAGGGCTTATAGATGGCGACGGAAACATCGACACTTATGAGTCTAGCGTTGTGATTGGCTTTACTAATATGTGCTATTCGCTCATAGATGAGTTAGTTAAACTCTATGGCGGCGGATGGTATCAATGTAAGCCGACAACACGACGATGGCAACTTAGCGGAATGAAATTTCAAGAAGCATTTTTATTGAAGATCATTCCTTATCTTGAACTAAAGAAGCAAAGAGCAAAGGATGCTCTTGAGTTTGTACGGAGTAAAATAAACATTCCGCGACAATTTGGAAGACCTTGTAAAGAACTTATGATACAGTCCGATCTCATGGGCGACCATGAGTGCGATTCTAGTGGAAACTAGAAATCCTAAACAATAATACCAGTTGGACAAGCTAAGATGGACGAACTCGTCTCGGTCGATTTGACCGAAGTTATCGAGTTGCCGTCTAGCGGAGTGCAATTCTTTCAGACTAACCTAGTCACTCAAAGTAACAATTACAAGTCTGTTGCTGGACTTGTAGGTCTTCGGACTTACATTTTTGGCAGAGACGGCGTATTTGCTATCAATCTAGGTGCAAAAGGCGACACTGGCTATGGTGATGGCGAGTGGCGGAATATAGAATGCAATATTATGCAGAACGTTGCACCGACCGTCGCGGACCCCGAAGGCCTCATACCGGGATGGACTTCTTACAGAGTTCATTTCACCACGAGCCTCGGACCCGATACTACGATTCGGCAGAGACAAATTGATGCCGCTTCAGCCATAAGCTAAACAAAATAAAGGACTTAAATGTTCTTGACTTGTTTGATGTTGTGTGGTAAAGTAGTACAGATGTAAATTTCGATAGGGGTAGGGTGCCGCAATCACCTTACCCTGATTCGATAGCTCTATTGCGGAGAGAAAATAACATGTTTGAAAAAGGCAATACTTTTAGTCAAGGCCGAAAAATTGGTTCGCACAGTGAACAAGAAATTCAAGCTTTAAAAGAACGCAATGCCGCCCGAAAGGGTCAACCTATCACATCTGAGAAAATGTTAGCCGCTTCGCGAGCGGGGTGCAAAGCAATGAACGCTGTTAGGCACTTAAAAGCAGGCCATATTTTAGAAAATGTTGATTCTGTCGCCCTTACAGGTGATTGTCACATTTGTGGTCAAGTGCCGATTAAGGTAATGAAGCATAGAGCGAATGGCGCTTTACGCGATCAATATTTATGTTGGGTTGGAACTCGTTGCAGAGAGACAGACGGAGCACCTGCCAAAGTCGCGTATAAGAATCAAGCATTAGAGATGTGGAACAATCAACATGGCAATTGTGCTTTGTGTTACAAATACATGGTTCGCGCAGGAAACACCAACGAAGGTGCAACGTTAGATCATTGTCACACGACCGGATTTATACGCGGCTTTATTCATCAAGGCTGCAATAAAGGTTTGGGTCACTTTTTAGACGACCCTGAAGTTTTAAAAATGGCTGCTGAGTATTTACTTAGATAGCCGGAAAAGGAACATGAATTATGCCTATCCCCGCACAAACAACGGGTCTTGGAACCGCCGTCGCAGTCACGTTGGCGGGAACTGGAGTCATACAGGAAAAGACACCTGTTGCTGGAACTCAAGGAATTTCGCACTACAATGTAACTCTGTCTTTGTCCGGGACCGGATTTCCGAGCACTGTCGCGGTCAGTGCTTCGACCATTGACGTTGCTGGAAACGTCGTTAGTAATGGCGGCGCTTCAGGATCGACGCAATTGGGCGCAGCCGCCGCAGCTTATGCTATTCTTGCCGCTGCTGGAATTACTAATACTGGCGCGACTGTCATTTCTGGCGGAAATATCGGTTCGTATCCGACTGCAACTGAAACCGGATTTACCGGGGCAAATTTTGTTCCTCCGGCGACGACTGATAACGCTGATGCACAAGCAGGACTCGCCGCCGCTTTGGTAACATATAACGCGCTATCGGCTTTGACTTTTACGTCTTTGTCCGCGTCTTCGGCCAATTTAAGCACTCTTGGTAACGGAAGTACAGCTTCGACTTATACCGCAGGTAATTATTCTGCTGGCACAAGTATGGACATTCCGACGAGTATTACTCTTGACGCGCAAGGTAATCCCGGCGCGGTATTTATATTTAAAGCCGGATCGACACTGACTCTCGAATCTAACGCGTCTGTTCTTCTTGTCAACGGCGCTCAAGCCGCGAACGTTTATTGGCTGGTCGGTAGTTCATTTACTTCGATCTTTGGAACTGTGTCCGTCATGAACGGAAATATTCTTGCCAATACAAGTATTACTCTTGGCGGTGGCGTCCTGAATGGCCGAGCGCTCGCCGGAATTGTGACTTCATCTGGCGCAGTTACAATTGCGACTGCCGAAGCAATTACAGTTCCCGGATTTTCGCAAAGCACAGCTTCAGGAATGAACGCAGTTAGTTATAATGCATGGCCGCGTTTGGTTGGCGGCGTTACACAGACTCGCGATGGTGTGACTCGTAATGCGCAAGATGTCACTGTTTCTTATCCGGCTCCGACTTCAGGTCCGGGCGGCGTTGCTGATGTGTCAGATGTCAATAATCCATTCCTTGTTACCGCGTATCGTGTCGGTCAAGCGTGGGTCGAATTCTTTTCTCCAACTTTCGGAAATTCCGAACCATTGGCGACAGATATTGAGTCGAATTTGACCGAAGGTTTTCCGACCGATAAGATACAGGCCCAACTTTTAGTAAACGTCGTGAAGTAGTTTAAAGAAAAGAGAAATCATGTCTAATCCAGTTCCTCCCCATAATCCTACTGACGGATTGTCGTCTGCGTGTTTTGTGCAGCTATCAGGCACAGGCGTTATTGTCGATCCGAAGCAGACAAGACCGCCGTCTGCTAATTACCCAAATGCAGGACATTATGAAGTTACTTTGAGTGTTTCTGGCGCAAATGGTTTAGCGTCTTCTGTCGTTATAACACCATCACTTGTTGATGTGTCTAATACAGCGTATGCTTCGACTGCTGCGTCTTGGGTTTATCGGTCGTATAACGATCCTCAAGTAACCGAAGCAAGTCTTCCAACAGGACCGGGAAATCCGACTAATCTTGCGCCGAAGCCGACGCAGACTGCGAAACTTGCGTCTGTTAGCGCATCTGGAGCATCAACAGTAACCGTCACTGCGCTGTCTCCGGGCAAAGCAATTGTATCCGCAATTTACCCCACCTTCGATAACGCAGAAGGAAATGTTACAGTTGGCAATCTTGGCGGACCCTTGGCCGGAACTACAGTGCCGAAAGATTATATTTTTTCATTTCTCGATGTAAAAATATTTCCGTAAATTTAGCAGAAAGGTATTATGCCGCCTCTTTTTCCAAGTTCGCAGAACAGCTTAAATTATACAACGGGCGTAGGAATTCCGGCCCGAGTTGCCCTTAGTGGGACCGCAGCCGGAGGTAATAGTGTGACACAGCAACAGTCCGCCACGATTGACGGAACTTCGTATGTTGTTCTTCAAATGCGTGGTCCTGAATACTATCTTCTGATGACTTTGCCGTCTGATACGTGTCAATTGAGTGCCGGGATTGTAGATGTCGCTGGCAATGCGAGCACGGTTGATGCGAGTAATACGTTTACTTATACATCGTGGAACGCGAGTTCGGTCGTATTATCGATGTCGAATACTGGAAGTGCATCAGGATCGGAGTTCGTATCTTTTTCTGCCGCAAATATGGGTACAGGCTGGATGCCTTCGAATCTGGCATGGGAAAGTAAAGTTGTAACTATCTCTTCGTCTGGTTTGATTACTGCGAACGCAAAAGGCCATGCGGTAGTGGAGTGTCGCTACCCCTTAAGTAAAGCATCGAACAATCCCGTTACGAATGGTTTAAATACGACAGACAACCCACAATTTATTGCGGCATTGCTTGTAATTCGAGTCAATTAATTATACATGATATAATAGGAGGAACTATGTCTGATGATCGGAACTATATTGCTAGTTTAGAAGAGGCGCTCGAAGATATCACTGAAGATAATCTTAGATTGCGCAACACAAACAGAATTCTCCGGGCCGTAAATTCAGGACTTCGGTCGAAACTTGAAATCGCGCATAAGAACGACGAAGAGTTTGTTTCGGCGTGTCAATGGGATGAAGAAATCGACGCTCGCGCCGCACAAATTGATTCAGAATCTGACTCGACAGGATATGTCGAGTATGTCGAAGAGAAATCTGACTATCCGCAAGGATTTCAAGAATATTGGGGAATTGGCAACACAAGTTATACGTAATTAAGTGAACAAGGTTAAGAAAAAGTGGATTACTATTTCTTAGTCTAATCGGACGGACGGTCTAGAACGACCGCGAGATGTTAGTCGTTGTTGCGCCTGATCCGCGCAAAGAGACGCTGATTTCACTAGTGCAAGGGCTTCTCTGGGAGCCTGAACCGGAGGAGCACAAGCACTACAATTTAAACGGAGGAGGAAAATGAAGTTACTAAACCGTATTAGAACTTGGTTGCTTTATAAGTTATGGAAGCCAAAGGATAAATCACCCGAAGAACTAGAGTTTGCGAGAGAAAAAGGTAAGATTTTAACTCAGCAAAAACAATGGGATGATCAAAGACATGTCGGATGTTCACACCTTAAAGGCGGGAATGTAGGGAACGTGTTTGGCGGCGATTTCAGTAAGTTTGCCCAAGGTTGGTATAACGGACAAAATGGGCAATACGCAGTAATCAAGCATCAGATGGCGAATGGCGATATTTATGTAAACTGTTTACGATGCGGTAAGAAGTGGAAAAAGCCAATAAGATCGTCATTTAAGAAAGAACAAGATTACTTAATAGCTCTTGCAGAGTACGAAACTGCTGTGAAGTTTCCTACGAATAATAGCATGTCTACATCGATTCAATTACGATTTTCTGACAATGGCGAAGCGCATCGTAAAGCGATAGAGAATAGTTAAATTTCGCAGTGTCATGAACTGTGAACGGGCGATAGCCTTCTACTATCGCCCACTCTTTAGAAGGGAGAGAAGTATGCGAATTGAAACAAACATAAGAAGCATTAAAGATTTATCCAACATGAAATTTGGTAGATTGATACCGATTATGCCTATTGCAAAAGATAGGTTTAATAAGACGATATGGCTAATGTTGTGCGATTGCGGCAAGACAAAAGCTATAAACAGCGCAAATTTGAGTTCAAAACATACTCAGAGTTGCGGGTGTTTACGCGATGAGTGTCAGTCTGCGCTTAAACATGGTGCTAGTTGTCGCGGTAAGATAACGCCTGAGTATCAAGCTTTTAGAGCGGCGAAAGAACGCTGTACTAACCCAAAGAATAAAGCATATAAATATTATGGCGGAAGAGGAATCGAGTTTCGTTTTGTTAGTTTTGAAGAGTTTTTTGCGGAGATAGGTTTACGACCCGACGCGATGTCGCTAGATAGGATTGAGGTAAACGGGCATTATGAAAAAGGGAATGTTCGTTGGGCGACTCAAAGTCAGCAAGTACAAAATCGTAGATCACAGCCTGAAATTCTTTTACAGTATGCGGCAGCATTAGGAGGAGTGTGAGTCAACCAACACAAGAGGAGATTCAACGTCTTCAGGGAACACGGCTCAATACGGAGAAAGCACCGTGGCAGACGTATTCTGAGGAGTTGGATGTGAAGATGTCGCCAGAGTTAGCGGCAGAAGTTGCCGACTACAGCACGCGATATCACGACTCAGAATCTAGTAATCAGAATAAAGAAGAATTGGCCCGATGGCAAGAGCAGAATTATGACGCGATGGGCGAATATCGATGGGCAAGTCCAGAAGAATATGCCGATATTGAAGCTCGAATCGGACGAATTATGCATCACAGCGAATTCGTGACGCGATTGAAGAAGATCGGCGTTCGATGTGCGTTACGCGATCATCCGCAAACAGATAAATTGACTTTGCTTGTACAACGCGGAAATGATGTTTTAAAGCCATATGAAGTTGGATGTTGGATAAAGAATGGATTCGCGCCAGAATTTTCAGTCATGGGATTTGATGAGCATGGAGTTCCACTCGCAGAGCGTTACAGGGGTTGGCGCACCGCGATTCTTCAGCTTATTCTTAAACAAGTATTGACGGAAGAACAAGCGCATAAAGAATTTGGAAGTACAGATCGATGTTGTGCCGGGAGATATAATTCAATACTTCACGGCATCAGGAATACAGTAGATAAAGAGGAGGAGCAATGTCAGACGAAGTAAAGAAACATTCTGCGACAGAAGAGTTGGCGCAGTTAGACTTACAGATTAAGCGCGAAGAACTTGAACAGTTGAAATTGTCAAGACAAGAGCGCGAATATTCGATCAAAGATTTGAAAGGAAGACTAGCCGAGCGCGACGTAAAAGAACTTCAGAAGAAAGAAGATCGTGAAGCGCAAGGCCGGACTTTCGCGCAGCAGAGAGGAACTGACGAAGCTCGTTGGAAGATTTGTACGCATAAAAAGGGCGGAAACGTCAGTCAGCGCGATATGCGTGTTCTGAGTACAGGCGGAAACGCCGCGCAATACGCAGTTATGAAGCACCAGATGATTAATGGTGATATTTGGGTCCGTTGTTTGCGTTGCGGTAAAACTTGGTCGCCGCCGCTGAAATCGAAGTTCTATTTTGATAATCGCGGTAAGCAAGTTCCGGCGCATTCGGGCGAATTTAACAAAGACCGTTTTGACGCAGCAGTTCTTGATTATCAACGCGCAGTTGCATTCGAAACGAATAATACGATGTCCGGATCGGTCCAAGTTCGGTTCTCCCGATGGGACGAAAAGAGTCAGCAACTCGTTGATGCATCGAAAGACTACGCCGAATCGATTGCCGATACGACATTGCGCTAGAATTAACGTCGCCGCTGAGTGCGGTTTGCGCCCCTAAAACGGGAACACTCTTCGGGCGGGTTTGATTTAAAGATCGCCCGCCCGATTTTTATATTGTGTAGAAAGTAGAAATGGCAACTTCAAACAGCACTCTGACCTTGCAAGAATTAGTGGACGACTGTAAATCAATGGCCGATCTTGCGCCCGCGTTAGCGACAGGCGGATATTCTGATCAACCCGCGCTTTCAATCGCCAATGACGTGATGCAGAATATGGTCGCGGGCGGGCCTGAAGGTCAGCCGTTTAACTGGAAATGGAATCGCATGGTCGAGACTCCATTTTTCATTAATTCGTGGCAGCAAGATTATTTCATCCCGAACCTTGTTACACTTGGATGGCTTGAAAGTTGCACCGCATCTTGTTTCTCTACGACACAATTTCCCAAGCCGATTTTACCGATTGAAGTAAAACGAGACTTGTTGATCGTTAGTTTACAGACTTCGCAAACTGCGAAGATTTGCTGGATGCAAAATGACACTATGTTGGCAGGAACTTGGGGGCAAACAGAACAAGCTTCAGCAACAGGATTGGCGAATCCGGGTCCGGGCGTTGTTATCACGAATCCGGCAAATCAGCCGTCAATGCCGATCAATCCTACGACACAGGTGAAAGACGCTTTTGGCAATTTGTGGGTTGTGACGACTTACGGGACTTGCGGCAGTTCGAATCCATTTGCGACGAATCTTAATCCAGCATTTCCGACATTGCAGAATCAAAGCATTGTATCGACTACAGTAAACGATGGAACTGTTGTTTGGACCGCAGTTAATCCGAAAGGTCAAGGATTTCGAATCAATCCACTTCCCGGCCAAACCGGGCCAGTTTGGTTAATTCAACCAGTCGGCCAGAACCGAGTTCAAAGACTGACGAGTTACGGACAATTTCTTGATCCGATTCCAGATGATTTTTATACATTTTTCAAACAAGGATTTTTCGCCCAATGTTATCGCCGTTCGCCCGATCCAAAAGTCCGGGCGAAGTTCGAAATGGAATATCAGCTATGGCAAAAAGCATTAGTCAATGCCGTCAGACAAGGCGCACGAGAAATCGATGATTGGGGCTTTTATCCAACATCGAATGTCATGGATGGAACTGGATACGGAGGTTGGGTTGGTGCAACGCCCGCACTACCGTATGGCCCCTGGCAAGGTTATTAGAATCAATAATTTACAGACAATTTCACTATATTGTGTACAAAGATGTTGATCATGAGCATGAGAAACCCGGCACGCATCGTGGCATTCTTTGCGCATGGTGTAACACAGCACTCGGCAGATTAGAGCCGAATATGCAGAAAGTCTTAGAATATCTGGCCGAGTATGGAAAATACTACGAGCCTCCGCTAAAGGATTTAAATGCCCGCTTTGAGCACAATTACGCTAGAAATGACGATGGATTGGGCGAAACGCCTTAGTTTTAACCGCAACTTTGGAATCGGTAATTCTCTTGAACCCGCGCTTACGTCTGCAAACATGGTCGCTCAGACGATTCTTTCGCCTCCATTTGACTTCTGGTGGAATTCTCAAGAGATAAGCTTTACGTGTTCGACAGCGCCTCCGGTCGCGAACATTACAAACGTCGCGATTACAAGTAAAATTGTAACTCTGTTGATGATAAATACGTTTGTTCAGAATGATCAAGTTTTAATCGCGTCTTTAGTGACTGCGGCGTTTCTTAATGGCGCAGTATTGACTGTTTTGACGGCATCGCCAACACAGATTACGGCTTATTTTAATCATGCCGACTATGTTTCTGCCGCCGATACAGGGACTGCAACAAAAAGCACGACTCAAGATTATACAGTCAATATCCCTAATTTTTCTCACATCGAACATGCGTCTGTATACGATATATTTACGAACAGTCAGACGACCGGAACTGTCGGCAAGAAGTGGTGGGAACTAGAAGTAAAGAATAATCTGTCTTTAGATTCTACTCTCGGTCGGCCTCAGTTTATCAATCCGCAATTTGAAGATGTTAATAGTAACGTTACATTTCGAATGATGCCTGCGCCGAGTCAGAATTACCCTGTCGCACTTCACGTTCAGTTAGCGCCGCCGTTGTTTACGAGTTTGAATCAAACATGGTCGCCGCTTCCTGACTTTATGCAACACATTTATTCATGGGGTTTTTTAAGTCTGATGTGGGCCTTTGCGGATGATCCGCGTGTTGGTTTCGCGAATCAAAAATTTACATCTAGTCTGCTCGCCCGCGCAGATGGGCTATCTCAAGAAGAACGCGACACGTTTCTCAACAATTGGAATATGTTGACTGGAACACAGCAACAACAACGAGCACAAGGAACGCAGATGCGAGGTATGTAGTGGCTCAACGACAGATCATAAATGGCGGCTTCCAGCTTCCTAACGGGTCGCCACTAGCACTCGGGTATTTAAAAATGCGGTTAAATGTTGATGCTACGACCGGAGTAGATCAGATTGTCGCGGGCCGAGTTGTAACTGTTCCACTTGATAGTAATGGGAATATATCTGGCGCAGTTTTAGTTTGGCCGAATGATCAGCTTATTCCAATTAATACGGTTTATGTAACTCAAGCATTTAGCGCATCAGGTCAACTATGTTGGCATGAAGAATTAAGCATTCCTTCGGGCGCAGGATCATATAGTTTGTCAGGATAAGGAAATACATGTCAGCACCAACTAAGGTCCAGCTTATCGGCGGACATTTTCAAGACCTTTCCGGAAATGTTTTAGCAAATGGTTATCTTCGGATGTTTCTTAGTTCTGATGAATTGGTAACAGGGGTCGGCTTTATTTGCAGCGGTGTTTTTGTACAAATACAATTAGATTCTGCGGGAAGTGTTGCAAGTTCAACAAGCACGCCGCCTGCTGCAAATCAGTTTGTTTGGGGCAATGATCAAATGGCCCCGACTAATAGTTATTATCGTGTTTTTGGCTATGCCGCAAGCGGGCAACTTGCTTTCGGCCCCGATAATCAGCAAGTTATCGGCAATGGCGGAACGTTCGATGTCGGTACTTGGATACCAAATTCTGTCATAAGTTGGCAACCGCCGATTCAGCCGTTAACACTTGAAGTAAACAGTGTATTAGCTGGATCACAAACGCTATTGAATCTTAACGCAGGATCAGGAATAACTTTGACCGATAATGGATCGGGTCAAGTTACTGTCGCATCTAGTCTCGCAGCGCTATTATTAGAAACGAACGGAACGCCGAATACATCGCAGACATTATTGAATTTAGCCGCAGGTACAGGTATTACGATTACAAATCCTAGCGGCGGTGAAGTTTTGATTTCGTCTACTACATCTGGATCACCTTCCGGATCGAATGTAATATTTATCGATGAAGCACAAAAAAATGCAGGTTCCGGATTTAATGGCGCAGCTACTGATTGTATTATTGTTCGAGTTCCTGCTAGTTCTGTAGCCGCAATAGGTAGTAAAGTCATAGTTACGATCAATTTTTCTGCGCTCGGATCAAGTTCAATAAAGATGACTCCTGTATTACGACGGACTCTTCCGGGCGGAACAGCTTTTACCGATACGACTGCAATTACATTTGGTGGCAGCGCTACGCCTACTTTTACAGGAAGTACTTTAACGTATACATCAGACGATGTTTCTTGTACTATCGATAGTGCCCATGATAATTATTTCATATTTAATGAAACAACTGTGACAGGTACGCCCGCCTACTATACTTTTGTAGAAAATTATATTACTAAATGTAGCGGAGAAGTAACTAACGGCGTGAATTATTCTACCGTGTCATCGATACCGAGTTTACCGACTTTGCTCAGTTTGTTGTCTACACAAAGTACTCTTGTTTCAAGTATCGTAATTGGATAAGGAAAGTAAATGTCGAACGCGTTGCAGGCCGCTGGCGCTCAGCCGGACAAACAAACTAAATTCACAAATTTATATACAGGCCGTTTCTTTTCAGGAATCTGGACAAATCGTTCTCCATTACGTGATGCTGCTTCGACTCGAATAGAAGAAAAGTTTTACGGGCCACGTGGCGATGCAATGATCGCGGGATCGAACGTCGAAATTACGAATAGGCTGACTTTAGGTCGAAGACCCGGAAATCCGGTTTACGACAATGTTAATACTTTTACTAATGTTCTGAGTTTTGACGATTTTCGTATCAGCAAGGGCTTATCTGACATTTTCGGAACGGTGACCGAACAAGTCGATACAATGATCGACACAAGCGCTGCTCTATTTGCCGAGAATAGTGCTTTTGTTCTTCAAGGCGGCGTCAATCCAACGACAGTATTTACGAAGTCTCCCGGCGCGGGACAAAGTTATGGAATTCAAGTCGGAAACGAATGGTATTTTGGCAACGGCGCGGATAATAAAAAGTGGCTTCAGTCTTTATTTGTTCGATCAAGTGCAAGCAATAATGCGACTTTAAATCTTAATTCGTATCCGTTCATGGATACATTTTTGATTAGTAATCCGACGACGAATCCGCAGATTCAGCAATTAATTGGTGCCGCTGTTCAATCGGGCGCGTCAGGTTCAGTCAATAATATTAACGTCACGAACGTCGTTTTGACGAATGAAGTGTTGACACTTACGACTTCCGCCGCTCCGTTTACGACACAGCCTATTGGCACGCAGTTTATGCTATGGGGATTTACAAATCCTGCTACGACATTTTTGAACGGTTCGACTATTACTTTGACTGTCGCTTGGTCGGGAACGACTATTACTGCGACTTGGACCGGAACGCACGCAAATATGTCGCAGGCGGATACAGCGGTCATTCAAATTGAAAAAGGTGGTACGAACTCTGTTACAAATACACTTGTACTCGGTCCTACGGTTCCGACATGGGGAACAGTTGCGCCAAGTGCCGCTAACGATTTCATGGGCAGTGTAACGATTGACGGACAGGCGATTTGGGTCAATCGTGGAATAACTGTCGAAAATTGGGGATTAGCAGCACCGACTGAAGATTTGACTTCAGGTCCGGGCGGAATTTCGTTAACTGGTGCGGCTTCAGGATTTTCTCCAAATACGTTTTTTGCTCCAGCAAGTGTATTCATAGACCCTAATGGTAATTTATGGGAAGTGACAACCGGAGGCAAATCTGGCGCAACTGAACCTGCTTGGCCCGCTTCGCCTACGTTTAGTGTAAAGCATGACATTTTTGCAGTTTCAGTCGCAGCTAACGTCGCGACTATATATTGTACGACTTTGCCGAGTCCGGGTCAAAGTGTGCAACTTTTCGGGTTACAACAAGCGAACGGAAATGGCGGCGCGCCGAATCTCAACGGCGTGACTTTGACCGTCGCGACAACCGGAGCAAATTTCTTTACTGCGCCTTTTACGTTCTCAGGGACTTATCCGGCGACTGGTGATGGCGCGGATCAAGGATATGCTATATTTTATGGTACGACTCAAGCAGACGGAAGTGTAGTCTGGACAAGTCTGCAAAGCGCCGCATCGATGGTTTGGGCTGCGCATACGCATTATCATCAAGATGATTTTTTAGTCGCGCCTACAGGGTCGAGTACATCGTTATTTCGGTTAAGCAAGAATACGCAACCGTTTATTCAGTCTGATGGAGCGCTATTAAGTACTCTTTATCCAACGTATAATTCAAGCCCGATAACCGGATCGTTTAACGCGATTGCAAATCCGATAACTATTAATTCTTGGGCGGATAATTCTAATCCCGCCCGAGGGTTTAACGGCGCGTTTAGTCAATCGTATTTATCGGTTCCGACATCCGGATCAGCCGCTGTTTCTACGCCTGTTCCGGGGTCTTTATACGCCGTAACAAATTCGACAGCAGGCGGCGGACCCGAACAAAGCGGGCCGAACGTCTACTTCTTTGCCGTCAACGGCGCGGGCGAAATAGGTGCGTCAACAGATAGCGGACAAGCTCAAAATTGGGAAGCTTCGTTTATTTGTAAAATTTACATTCCTGCTCCCGGAACTTATACGTTTTCTCTTTTACACGATGATGGTGCTTTTTTTTCATTCGATAATATTTCTACTTCTGCGTTTTTGACTATTGGTTCGCAGACGAATGTTCCGCCAACGTTTTCCGGATCAGGCGGAAAAACTGCTATTCAAGGTTATACCGGAGTTGTCGGAAATAATAACTCCGGCGTTACTACAGATTCAGCGACTTGGAGATTTCCAACAGCAGGCGATTACACATTAGAAATTAATTGGAAAGCTTGGCAAAACGCAGAAGAGATGATTTTTACTTGCCAGAGTTTTAATCTTGCAAGCAGTCCCGACGAATCCGGAACAAATCAACCTGCTTGGCCCGCTTTTACGACTACTGGAGCGACCGCGAGTACGACGACTGGAATTACGTTTGGTACAGGCGACGTTATCAAAGAAGCAGGCGGTCAGTATACGTGGAGCAATTTAGGTCCGACGAGCGCATATAATGTCTGGTTTGCAAATACGACTTATACCGTGTCAGGAACGCCGATTGTTGATACGAATGGAAATGAACAGCTTCCAATTCAACCCGGCGTAACTGGATCGACTGCGCCTGTATTCAACGGGACATTGAACGGGATTACGACGATATCCGGATCAACGTTACAGTTTATCAACGCCGGAGGTGTGCCAATTCAGCCGAACACTCCGGGAAAGATTACGGCTACGAGCGCCCAAGGTTGGATTTATGGGATCGCACTTGTCAATACGTTAGATAATACTGTTTCGAATATTGGGCCGATAGGCCCGCCGAACAGCGCAGGCGGTGTAGGAACAGGGCCACTTATTAGCGGACAAGTTACGTTCTCTCCGGGTGCGGGATTGCCAACTGATCTGACTCAAATCGATCCACAAGCTGATTACGTAGCTATTTTTAGAACGACTGACGGTTTTTCGACTTTGTTACTTATACCGAGTAACGGAAATACCGATTATACTGTTCCGTTGACTCAGTATTTACAAAGTGGTTATGTTGATACGACGCCCGATACAGGCTTAGATACGCTCATTCAAGCTGCCGCAGCCGGAGAAAACACCCCTCCGCTACCGGGCGCGGTTAATCTGACGTATCATTTAAACCGTATTTGGTACTCAATCGGCAATACTGTATATTATACAACCGGGCCGTTAGCGCCAGTAGGAAACGGTATTAATGGAACTTCGCCATTGAACTTTGACGGTGTGACTTCTTTAATCACTCGATTAGTTCCATCTTCGATAGGCATGTTAGTGTTCACCGTTTCGGATATTTATATAATCCCGAATCAGGGCAGAACGATTCTTCCGAGTCTTCCGTATGTTCCGGGCGTAGGATTGTCGAGCTATAATGCTCTTGATATATCAGGGCCGTTAGTCGGCTTCTTTTCGACTGATCATCAGTTTATTAACTTCAATCCTAGCGCGGGCGTCAACATCGTTTCGATGCCAATTGGCGACCAGTTCCGTAAGAACACCGGACAACCGGGAACATCTTGGAACCCGAAAAATGTCTACGTCGCTTGGTATGTCAACGGCGAAGACATGGGATGGTTTGTTGCGGACGGCGTTAATGGGTGGTATAGGCTGATTAACAATCCCGCACCCGATTTCGGGCAAAGCTGGAGTCCGTTTGCCACAATTGTAAACGGCGTAAAAGCTATTAAATCTGTTGAAACCGCTCCGGGAGTACATAATTTACTTCTAGGCCCGTCTTCTTCAGCACCTATTAATCCTTCTCAGTTAGGATCAGCCGGGAATTACGCACTACTCGCGTATTCTGGAATTACAAATACAGGTTCGTCTGTCATCTTCGGGAATGTTGGTACTGTGACTGCAACGGTTACTCCGGGTGGATGGACTCTTGTTCCGCCATCAGTCATAGATAACGCAGACGCAGCAACAGCCGAAGTCGCCGCTCTTGCCGCGTATAATTTTTACGCAGCATTGACGCCAACGAAATCCGGGCTGTCTAATCTTTCGACAGGCGGAAACGGAAGTACAGCTTCGACCTATACAGCCGGAGTTTACGCCGGAGCGTCGAGTTTGTCGATGCCGACAGGAATTACTCTTGATGGCCAAGGTAATACTAATTCTATATTCGTATTCCAAGCCGGATCGACTGTAAATCTTGCGTCCGGACAATCGGTCAATCTTATTAACGGCGCACAAGCAAGCAACGTATTCTGGGTCGTTGGTACTTCGCTAACAACTGTTGCAACAAGTACAATGGTCGGGACAATTCTTGCTCAAATATCTGTCACATTAGGCGGCGGAATTTTGAACGGGCGTGCTCTTGCTGGAATCGGCGGATCAAGCGGGGCGGTAACTATTTCTGCCGCAACTGCGATTACTATTTCAGCCGGATTGCCGACAGGTTCCGGATTTATTCGATTTAGAAATCTTGATGCTTCTTCCGATGGCGGAACAGGATTGACGAACGGATTGACTTATCCTGCATACGGAGTATTCGGATCATACGTACTCGCGCAACCCGGTCAAGTCGCGCAAGTTGCATTCGTTACGACTGACTCAGTAAATACGGGAAGTCCGTTAATTTTAGGGCTTTTGATAGACGAAGCTTTGCCTTATTTTACCGGAAGTTTTGAGATGTTGAAGAACTGGACGACCGATCCTCCGGGATTACCCGCCAGTAAATCAATTCTCGGACAACGCTTTTATTTGTCTGAGCTTCCCAATTCCGCAGCGGCGTTACGCCATATGCAAATCATGTGCCAATGGCCTAGCGAAAGTGCGCTTAATGAATTGCAGAGCTTTACGGTATTTGGCGATTATGTTCAGGAGCAGTAGCATATGCCCTCGATAAAAGATGCTGTTAACGCAAATCTCGAAGGATATGCGCCAGCAGCAAAATTGCCTGTCATATATGAGATGATCAATAACGACAAGCCAAGGGCCAACCCTGCAATTCGTTGTCCCTTGCCGCCATTTAATCTTGATCCTGATACGTTACGTCAATTTGAAACAGGAAATTCATCGCCGCAAATTCGTGTTCTTCCTGTTCCGGCGCAAACTGGAAATACGACAACGATTATTAAATCAGGCGGATTTATCGGAAGTATTGGAACTTCATCTTCGAGTTCTAGTTCCGGATCGGGTTCAGGCGGATCGGGCGGTTCCGGATCGAATAATCTTACGCTTAAAAGTGTTGTTCTTACGACCGGATCGATTGCAGTCGGTGGAAGTTTTCTTGGAACAGCGCTAATGGCGAAGTCGTTTCAATTAATTTCTTTGACTACGAATCAACCTTGCGATGTGCGAATTTACGGCGCAGCCGCAATTCAATCATTTGACGCAACTCGGGCGATAGATGCGCCCGTTCCGGCAGAAGTGTCAGATAATATTATTGCCGATGTAATTTTTGACACATTGCCGTTTACGTGGGGCTTCCAAAACGCCGCAGGCGCAAACCAAGACCTTCCGCAGAGTACAAATGTTTATGTCAGTGTTTTAAATACCGGAAACACAACGTTGTCGCCTGTACAAGTGACGATCAGCTACGTAGCCTTAGAATCTTAGGAGACACAACCGTGGGAAATCGCCAAGTCTGGCCTTCGAGCCTGTTTCCTCTTCGTGGAGATTTGAGTGCCGAAGCAGGCGCAACGACAGTCAAAGTTATCGGAATCCAAGGCACGCCCGTCTCTAACGTCGCGCCGACTACGACGAATCAGACATTGATTTATAATAGTGGGACTAATCAATACGCGCCGGGAATTCTTTTACCCGAACTCGTTGCTTCTGTCGATTTAACCCGATTACATGCAAACGCGTCCGGAACACTTTATGCGAATGCGGCAGTTTCGGGCCAATATGACATCGGCGCTTATGTAGTCTGTACACAATCGTCGTCTGTTGGCGACATTCCGGGAATTCTTATTACGTGGACCGACGCGGATACAGGAATTGTAAAAACGAATGAGATAACAAGTCCGACAGATGGAACTGTAGTTGGAAATTATAATAGCGGACTAATGCGAGTTAGCGCCGAAATTGCGACGAATATTAATTGGGCGACGACAGGATATGTCGGCTATGTCGCTTATGGCGACGTATTTTATTCGCTTCATTTGAGTTGTGTTCTTGTGTCGGTGTAGGAGGATTGTGAAACGATATTTGATTGTATTGGCGTTGCTTGGAACTTTATTCGCCCAAGGGCATAATAAATCGCAAGAAGTTCACGCGAATTGCTGTTTATGTCTTTGCAAAGCGCAAGACGAGACAAAGTGTTCTCGGATGTGCATTCGGTTACAACATAGTAAGCGAATTATTTATGAAAAAGAAATGAATGAATGCACTAAAAGCTGTAAAAAACACGGAGTCATACAACTTCAGTGAGGGACAGCTAAATGATAGAAGAAATTAAATATTGTGAGTGTGGCTGTGGGAAACCTGCGCCTATCGCAGACCGTAACGTTAAACGTAATGGATGGGTAAAAGGGCAAGCTAAACGTTTTATTCGAGGTCATGGATCGATTGCGCTATTTAAGAGTCCGCGATATGTAGAAAAAATGCAGGCTGTACTGACTGGCGCACCTAGCAAGTTACGCGGACGAAAGCAGCCGCTTGAACATCGTGCAAAGAAAATTAGATCGCTTACCGGTAAAGAGCCGATAATGAGTCCGTTTATTTCTGCTTTTATATCATTACAAAAAGGCCGTTGGATTGCAGGCGGCAAAAAACTTCATGCTCGCGCTGTGTGGGAACATTTTAACGGCCCTGTGCCAGCCGGGTTTCATGTGCATCATAAAAATGGCGACCCATCAAAAATAGAAAGCGACAATATTGATAATCTTATGTTACTTACTGCGGAATGGAATTTACGGTTTATGCCGCAACTAGCAGCAGGTTTTGGTATTCATGAGTCTGATGTGACAAAAGCCTATATTGAAGTCGAACATATTCCTTATAAGGATAGGTTTCCAGCAGTTTGTCGAATATTATTAGATCAGCAGGTTGATTATGGTAAATAGTCGGCCTTTGATTGAAGATGATTTACCGACATTGCAATCTGCACTTGAAAACTCTCCGCATCCGGATCAAAAAGTTGAGCACTATGTTGGCGATAATAAGTATTGCGAAATTTATTCTGACGAATCCGGGCCTATCGGTATTTTACGGTATACAAAAACGTTAAGATTATGCGCGACTTGGGTAAATAACGAAGATCGGGCGAGAAACGCCGCATCGATTATTCAAGCAGTCGAAGATGCAATTGCAAAAGCAAAAGCAAACGGATTTAGTGAAATAATTTTTCAGACCGATTCTCCTTCTTATGCAAAATTTTGTGTCGATAAGTTAGGTTTTTTAGAGAGTCGCGGTGAGTTTATTAAGTATGTGTAAAGGACATCAGCATGTGCGATGCCAGTAGTCAACAGAAGCAAGCGGCAGGGACATTAAATACGCTCACAAATAGTATGATGAATCAAGTTTCCCAAGTGTTCGGCAACGATCAATCAGTTTTTAATAATCTGATGAGCGCGAATCAAGGGATTGTCGCGGGCGGACCCGGACAACAAGGATTTAGTCAAGCTGAGTTAAATTCGATGAATGCTCAAGCGATTACGAATAACGCGAATCAATATCGTAATGTTGCTGGTGCTGCGAAAGCCGGACAAGCCGCAGTCGGCGGCGGAAATACAGCATTAGCGTCTGGCGCGACTACTGCGGCAAACGAGAGTATTGCCGAACAAGCGGCTGCGAATACGTCTAATCAGTTAGCCGGGATAACGCAAGCCAATTACGCGCAAGGCAATCAAAACTTCTGGCGAGCGCAACAAGGCGAACAAGGCGCTGCTGGAACGTTCAATAACATGGCGTCTCTTGATAGCGCGGCTTCGAATACAGCGAATCAAAATTTACAAGCGCAGACTCAGATCGGCAATGCTGCAAATTGGTGGCAGAAACCTGTTATGGGGTTAGTTAGTGCAGGAGCAAATCTCGCTTCAGGCGGCATTAGCGGCGTTGCTGGAAGTGCTTTAGACATGGCTTCTAACGCGACTTCAAACATGGCAGGGGCTTAGGAGCATATGGCAGACGAAGTAAGCAATATTCCCGATCAAAGCGCAAGTAGCGGCGCGAATCCTAATACTCAACAACAAGCACAGCAGGATCAGGCTGCGAGTCCGGCTAATTCGACTGCTTCGTCTGTTCAGAATCCAGCCCAAGCGCAGGCCCAAACACTGCCTCAAGGCCAAAGTCAGACCGTTACGCCTAAGCCAACACCACAAGCGCCAAAGCCGAATCCACAGCAAAGCGCTTATCGTGGTATTCTTGAAATGCTTGGTGGCGGGCCAGTTAAATTTAATCATACTGATCCTGAGACGGGGAAAGTTTCGCAAGTCATCGAACATCGACCTGCAAAAGCCGTAGGAATGGGCATTCTTTCTGCCGCGTTAGCAGGAATGTTTGCAGGCGCAGGACAAACTAGTCTCGCCGGAGCCGCGCAAGCGGGATCAGCCGTAGGACAAGCAGCGGCACAGAAACCAAGTCAGCAAGCGCAACAGAGAGACGATAAAGCTTATGCGAGTCAAATTGGTACGACCGATCATAATCTTAAAGTTCATCAGATGATGCTTGCGAATACGCAGCAACAAGGTTCGATTATGCAATCGTCAATTGATGATGCAGAACCGATCATCAACTCTCTTGAAAATGCGCAAAAAGACGCGCCGCAACAGTTGATTAAGAAACAAGGTGTGACTGAAGACGAGTTGAATAAAATGCTTCAGGACAAGTCTGCTCATGTCACTCGCGATTCTGTTCTTCCTGATGGTATGGCCGATGTTTATGATGAAAACGGCAAGCAAGTCATGAATCCTGACGGAACGCCGAAGAAGACTTTTACATATACAGTATACGATCATAACGGACTTGTAAGTCTTACAGACGAATTACGAAAAGCGAATCCTGAACTCGTATCTGCCGCAGCCGGACAACAATTGCCCGTAAAAGCGTTAGCTTCGCTTTGGCGTAAACGCGGAGAATCGTCTGCTGCACAAGGCTATGTCAACGATTTCCAGAAGCGTTTGAAAACAATGACCGGACAAGATCAAGAGCCGATTGATCTTAAAGATGCTATCGATAAAGACCCAATTCTCGCAGGAGTCAAACCGATTCTCGGGCGATATGCAGGAATGGACCCGGATAAAGCACTCGAAAAAATGCAGACTGATAAAGTTGATCCGAATGTTATCGGATCGTTTCAGCGATTACTTGGAATTAATCAGGGCGATTTGGCTGAAAGCCGCGCAAAAATAGAACGCGAAGAACGTATTAGAGAAGACGAAGAGAAACAAAAAGCAATATCGGCGCAAACATTACAGCGCGAGAAAGATTTAGCCGACTATAAGAAAAAGATCGGTATAACATCCGATAATTCATCGATTTCTAACGATACGTCATTCCCACATGAATGGGTTGATTCTAAGTCTGGAATGCATTATGATCTTTCTGATCCTATTATGAACATGGTCGAAGGAAATGAAGACCCGACGCAGATGACTAAGAGAAGCAAGTCATATAATCAAGACTTGAAAATGGCGAATGCGTATTCGTTTGCTCGATACGGAAAACCGTTTGATCTTGCGCAAGCACAGTCAGATTATAAGTATGCGACTGCGGGCGGAACTCAGAATACACTTAAACTTCTTCAATCTTTGACAGGTGACAATAAGAATAATTCCGGAACGTTTAAACAATTAGAAGATAGATTTAATGATTTAGGAAATACACAAATTCCTAAAGTCAATAACATCTTTAATTGGCTGTCAACGAACGCGGGCCAACCCGGAGTTCCTGCTTTTGATGCGACTCTTTTGGGCGTTGCTGACGAATATGGTAAAATTCTTGGCGGCGGTGTTGCGACAGATTCGTCCAGAAACGAAGCGAAAGAAATTATCAACAAAGCATTTAGCGACCAACAGGGTAAAGCTGCTCTGAACGCAATTCGTGGCACTTTGGCGAACCGTCAGAATGCAATGGTTGGCGATAATCGCTATTTAGCGAAGCAATATGGTAAGATGGATCAACCGGGCCAAACCAACCAAACACAGACGCAGAATCAAACACAAGCGCCTGATAAACAGAAGATTATACAAAGTATAACACTTCCCGGAGGCGGACATCCGGTCGATGTAAAATTCGGGCCAAATGGGTCTATGATCGTGTGGAGCGGTAAAGCTGGCGATTCGTGGATAAATCCGGTCACCAATCAACCAGTAAAGTAAGTAAGGAGCAACGTGGGCGATCCTAATGATGTGACAATTCCTCAGCCGCTGGTATCGGGCGCGACTGATCAACCGAATGCGCCACAATCAGGCCAGCCGCAAGCAGCCCCGCCTGTTCCTGAAGGCTTTTCTGATACACCTGTGTCTTCTGCCCCGGCTGCCCCGGCTGTTCCGGCAGGCTTTTCTGACACGCCACAAACTCAAGATAATCCTAATTCTGTTGATCATCACGGTCTTTTATCTCGTGCTTGGGATTGGTTAAATAAGCCAATTGCTGATAATGTCATGCCGAAAGATATGAAAACGGCAGATATTATGAAAGCGCTCGCTTATGAGAAATTGTTTGGAAAACCTTATATTCCGGGCGTTAATGATTTCGATACCGCCGAAGAACAACATTTGGGTGAAAGTCCGACTCGTCATGCTTTGAAGACTTTTATTGCAGGCGCGGCCAAAGATACCGCAAATATGGCGGCGGGATTTACATCTCCACTTCAAGCCGGATTAATGGCGACAGGTGCAGGCGAAGCCGGATTACTTGGCAAAACCGCAGCTACTATTGCGAAACCTGTTGGCGCGTTAGCCGGAACTGCATTTGCAGGCGCAGGCGCAGCACAATCTTATCAAGCTGTAAAAGATGCAGTCACAAATGGACTGACTCCAGAAAACACCCAACAAGGGTTGATGGGCGCGTCAATGATTGCCGGAGGCACAGCCGGAGCAATTAAAGGCGTAAGTCCTGCGATTAGTAAAATTGCCGGATCATTACGTCCAACGACGGAGACTGTCGGTTCGACCGAAGTCCCTGTACGTGGTACAGGACTGTTAGCCAGACTCGCACAAAAGACTGTACCTGATACAATGTCAAGATTTGCGAAAGAGCAAACCGGGCCAGCCGTCGCTAAAGGAATTGGAACTGTTGCAAAAGAAGCAGCCGGAACCGAAGGAGTTGTTTCTCCAGATCAGCATGATCGTTTGGGTATTCGCGGAGTAGCAGATGAAGTAGCAGACAGATCGAAAGCGGTATTCCAGAAATTAGATGAAGTTTCTGGTAATATGTTGTCAGAAGCGCAAACGATGGCCGATGACGCATCGGGAGATTATTCAAGTGCAGGACGAAAAGAATATCGTCAAGCAATGGATTTGCAAGATGCAATTTTTGATAACTATAAGAATCATTCTGAACTTCAAGGAATGGACTTAGATCAAGCGAAAGCTGATTGGCGGCAACAAGTTGCTTTACGTGAGATAAGTAAAAAGCTGACAGGCGGGACCGAAGCTTCGGAATCGGGGGCGCAAGATTATCAATTTAAGCAAGGAAAGCAATTAGCCGAATCAGTCGATTCGCTCGTAAAGAATGATAAAGATGTTTTACAGAGAGCCGGATTTAACGAAGATCATATTGATCAGTTACAAAAATTCGGGCGAATAATCCGTGAACAAGGAAATACACCTAAGTTCTCTGGTTATATGGGCGGGATTGCAAAAGCTCTTGCCGGATTGACTGGAGCGCATTTTCAAGGTGCTGGCGGCGCACTTGGCGGTGTTGTAGCAGAAACAGCGGCAGAACACGCGGGCGGCTGGTTAGCAGATCGAATGCTTGGTAAAGTTTTGACAACGCCAGCGGCATTGCCGATTTTGACTGAAGGATTAAGCAAGAATATCGACCCCGCGATAGTTACGAATCAATTAAAATCTGCGATTGCGACGGCTGATCCGGGATGGGCTGCAAAGACGGGCGAAATATTGTCTAATTTGTGGCATGATGAATCAGGTAATTTAACAATTCCCGGAACTGGACAGACTGTCGGAACTGCCGAAGGCGCAAAAGCCGATACAGCCTTTTTTCAACAAGCAAAAGATGAATTGGGCGAAGATGCGTCTTTTTCCGATGTCGCAAAACGTGCTCAAGAAATGAAGACGCAAGCGAATCTTTCTGGACCCGGCGCAGAAGGCGCAGGATCAGTTGAAGCGATTAATCGGGCGAATACAGAGAAAGCGCAAGGAGTTAAACGAGTCGTCGTCGATACAAGAACCGGACAAGAACGACCGTTAATTGGTGTTGACGCAGTTGATTATCAAGCAAAGCCGTATGAATCAGTTGAATTTCGAGGCGGCGACAGAGATGGCGAAATAATCGATCAGGGCCGATCTGCGCGTGCATACGAACGAAAGTATTCGGGCGAAGAACGACGTGGAATTGAACGCAAGACGATGAATGCGGCTGAATTAGAAGATGCTATGAAGAATCGTAAGCCGATTCACACGCCGTTTAACGATACCGAAGGCGCGATGGCAACGATTGCACGCGATCAGAACATGCCGAAGCATCCGGGCGAAAGAACTGTTGCCGAAGAAGCGCAAGCAGCGGCGCACCATGAAAACGGCGGATCGACATTTAGTCCGGAAGGTCAGAACCTTAATGGAGTCGATAAATATTCTGTTGGCTCTTATCCAGAGCGAACAGAGCAATCGGACATTCTTACGCCTAATAGTCTGAAGGCTTTTAAAGATAGAAATGCTGATCTGTTGAATCAGCCCGATCACGCGGTTGGAACTTGGAAAGATACAGATACCGGAAAACATGTTCTTGATGTTGCAAAACTTTACGACGACAGAGATGCCGCGATTGCTGCCGGACAAGCCGCTAACCAAAAGAGTATTTATCATCTCGGAACTGGCGAACTTGTCGATACAGGCGGAACTGGAGAAACCCCCACTGGACGTGTCGGACAAAGAAAGCCGACCGGGAAAGCCGAAGCGGGCCACGATCCAAGTCTTAACCTCGGCATGGATGTCATAAATAAAGCCGGGGCCGATAAACCTGAATATCTTCAGAAACTGGCCGACAAAGTTGCTCAATATCCGACGATGAAATATGCTCCTGAAGGCGCAGACGAATCGTTTGATCCTGAAGCAATGGCGACGACTGATCCGCACAAGATTTTGAATAATTTCGTAAAGCAAGCCGCCGATAATATTGAATGGTTGCATAATCAAGTTCCGCCCGATATCAGAGAAATGTCGAAGAACTGGTATGATTCTGCGAACAAGATGACGAAAGACCAAGCTGAAAAGTATGGAATTTCACATCCGCAAGCCGCAGCCGTGACAGCCGTTCTTTCGCCGCAGAATCCTTGGGATAATAACATCTCATTGGCGAACCGAGTTCTTGATGTTTGGAAGAACCGACAGAATTTCAAATGGTCGCCCGAGATGTCTAAGAAAGCGGCCAGTTTACTCGGCCAATCAAAGAATATCGATGACGCTTTAGAACTTATACATGGTAAAACGTTTGCACAATTGAAAGACGCAGACCCGGAAACCGAAGCCGCGATGAAAGGACTTTGGACTCGGATTTACGACGAAGCGCACAACCCAAGAACGTTTGAGCGATGGGCACCAGATGGTACGACTCGGGGAATCGCCCGTAACGCGGGCGGAAGTCCGGCGAATGCATCTTGGTTCTCGATTCTTCCTATCTCCAAGGCAATCAGTGTCTTAGAAGATGGATCAATGGATAATATTCACGAACAATTGGGCGATGCTCATAAAGTTCGTAATTTTTATAATAATATCATTGACCCGAACTCAAAAATGGGCGATACTACTGTTGATACACATGCGGTAGGAGTTGCGCACTTAAGCCCTTATAGTTTAGACGCACAAGAAGTGAAAGATAACTTCGGCGGATCGAGTCATAAGAATGCGAAATTCGGGCTAAAAGGCACTTATCCGCTTTATGCTGAAGCGTATAAACAAGCGGCTGACAGATTGGGAATTTTGCCCCGACAGTTACAGTCGATCACTTGGGAAGGAATTCGGTCGTTATTTAAAGACAAGAGTCCTGAACTGCAAGGCGCGGTTCGCGATATCTGGAAGGATCATCAAGATGGCAATATCACAATCGATGACGCAAGAAAACGGATTATCGAAGCCGCAGGCGGATTCAAGCCGACCGACTGGCAATCCGATATTGGCGCTAATGAAGAAGCTGAACAGCCCGCAAACGCGACAGGCGTACCTCGAACTGGCGTATCTCAAGAAGAACCCCAAACTCAGTCCAGAGGAAGAAGCCGAACTTCCGGAGCAGTTTCAACTTCCGGAAATCGACAAAGCCAAATCGAAAACGTCTACAAAGCAGTAACGGGCGGAAAATAAAGCTTGACAAGATTCGCCCGATTTGATAAAGTTGTAATTGGTGTGCTGCCGAGCCATTGCGCAAATCGAGCAGAGGCGCGGGTGGTGCCTAGGCGTGAGCCGGAACCACCACAATTTTACTTTGTATAACGGAAACTCAGAGCCTAAAGCTTTGGGTTTCCGGACCAATTTAGGAGGATTTATGCTCAAACCGGAAGACTATTTAAAGAGCCAAGTTGTTGAAGTTGCTTGGAAATTCGGGCAAAGTTATAATTCCGGACATTTGGCCGGATTGATGGTCATGAACGTTCTGTCGAATCGATTTAAAGCAGGCTTTGGATCGTATTTATCGATTCTTGAGACGATTCCAAACTTTATGGCCGAGAGTGAAATTCCGCCAATGAAATTAGATTCTGTTTGGAATCCTTTGTTTACAAAGCTGCTTCATGGGATTGAGGGCGCGTTTGACGGATCGGCGCAAGATTTGACAAAAGGTGCTTTATATTGGGGCGATCTTAATCGCATACAAAATCCGTGGTTTCAAGCTAAGATAATCGACGCTGTTGATGTAGTTACAGGTTTGCGCCGACATCCGATTGTGATGAATTCAAATAGTCTTAGTTTCTTCAAATAATTTATGCTTACTGAATGCTATATTCGTGATCAATATGAAACAGAATTGGTCTTTTTGTGCGTGTCGGCAGAAATTGCGCGACAATTGCAAAGAGATTTACTTGTTACTGCGTTTAACTGGACAGAACAGGATATAGCTGATGGATTTAAAATTTAGGAGGATTTTTGCAAGCACGAATACGCGATTACGAAGAAATTCTTACGCTTCAGGAAAAGGCAATCGAAGCGTTAAAATCTACGGCAGAAGTTTTGCAACAAGCTTTATACGTGTTAGAACGAGCGCGGGCCGAACACGGATATCAGCAACAAATGCCGTGGAATCAACCACAACAGGCATATTATATTTATCCGAGTAGCAGCGGTCCCGGAACGGCTTATGGTGGCGGAATGAATGTGAACAATCAAGCAGGTAATCAGCTTGTGCAATACAATACGGTGAAAGAGAATTTTGAGTATGTTCCAGAAACTATTTACAAGTATTAAAGCTTTTCCTCACATTAAAGAAGCACTTTCGGAAAATGGGCGCGGAAGCTTCAGTCGATACGCATGTGCTTTTATTCTTATTAACGCGACTGCTTGGGTTTGGTATATGATTTTTAAGACTCATGTTTTGCCCGATTTTTCTTCGCTCGCGATGTATGTTCCGGCAACTTTGGCAACACTTTACGGGTCAAATCAAGTCAAGAACGTTGTGACCGCTTGGAAAGGCGGAAAACCGGAAGATGACGGAAGTAAAATAGAAGATAAAGACGATAAAGATTCGAAGAAAATACTTGACAACGACGATAAACAGCAATATACTTAAAATATGCAACCTTGGGAAACTAAACTCGAAGACCCAAAAGAACTCATGTTAGAAGATATGAGGTTTATTGCAAAAAGCGTTAATATCGTGACGCGTAATTACTACCGATGTCATGGACGTTTTAGAGAGCGCGATTGGCAGTGGTTTTTCCCTACTTTTAAAGATTTTGTACGTGCGGCAAAAGAAACTGAAAGGTGATAATGGACGAGCAGTCATCGACTTTCAATAAACTTGAGATTATACAAAGTAAATTACAAGACTACGAGCCGACTGTAACCGAGTCGATGATTATTGCGGGCGAAGCGCGATATTTGAGTTGGGATTTTACACATGTAAATATTCCACAGCTAGATTTGCTGCAAATAACCGACGTACAGTTCGGGCACAAACAATGCAAAGTCAGCAAGTTACAAGAGTACGTTGATTGGGTTCTTGATCAACCGCAGCGATATGTAGTTCTTGGCGGCGATCTTGTTGACGCCGGACATGTTCAAAGTAAAGGCAGTCCGTTTGAACAGATTGGTGATCCGCAGGAAGAAGCGTGGAGCTTTTGTGATATTATCGCGCCGATCCGACATAGAGTTTTAGGTTATGTCGGCGGAAATCACGAACGAAGATCGATTCCGACTTTTGGCGATCTTGGAAAGACGATTGCAACGATTTTGAAAGTGCCGTATTCGCCCGGTAAGCAACATCTTGACATCACATTTGGTGATCACAAGCCGTTTAAGATTTCGATGCATCATTCCGGATCCGGAGGCGGCGGGACGGTCGGAGCTTTAGCAAATAGTCTCGGTCGATTGATGTCGCAAGGCGATTCACAGCTTTATCTTTGCGGACATTTACATCGAGCGATGGTGCTTACAGATTTTCGCGAATATAGAAACGGCGCAGGAGAAATGAAATTACAGAAAGTTGTTGGTGCAAGAGGTTCGTCGTTCTTGGGACACTATGGCACGTACAGCGAAATTATCATGGGAACTTCGCCGCAAGCAGTAATGATGCCACTGGTGACAATTGAAAAGAACGGGCACTGGAGTGTAAATACGAAATAGGAAATCTATGAAAGATACAATGGGCAGTATTTCAAGTAATTTTAAATAAAATCACGTATTCTGAGGAGGATATATGAGCGACGAACACAATCACGAAGAACAACCGAGAGAGCATATTAAACTAGACGGATCAATGGGCGTTGGCGAAAATGCTTTATTGACGATTATCACAAAAGACGATCTTCATGGCGAACTTGAAGAGACTTATCAATTCCCGTTTGCTTTGATCAATTTTTCGACACTCAATACTTGTCTCGCTTATAACTTTTTGCGCGGATTTAAGATCGTCCGGCAAGAGAAAGTTAAAGAGGAAGTTCTGTGAAATTCTTCTCTTTGTCTAAAGACGGCGGCGCTGAATCTCATGTCACAGGATTTTTCTTCGTAGAGATTAAGAAACTATTCTCTATTGTTCTATTGCATTTCGCCAATGGAACACGAGACGCATATCACAGTCATGCATTTAACGCTGTGACTTGGGTCATTAAAGGCGAGTTCCAAGAGCACATGCTTGATGGAAAAGTCAATATTTTTAAGCCAAGTTTTAGACCGAAAATTACACCGCGTTCGACGTTTCATAAAGTCAAAAGTGTCGGATCAACTTGGGCGATTTCATTTCGCGGTCCTTGGGTTAATACATGGCGTGAATATTTGCCGAGCAGTAAATCGTTTGTGACTTTGACTCACGGTCGTAAGGTCGTGGCGTCATGAAAATATATTTAGCCGCAGCGTGGTCAAGACGCGAAGAGATTTCTCGTGTTGCGGACCGTCTTCGCACTGTTGGTATTGAGATAACGTCGAATTGGCTGACTGAAGAGACAGCATTACAAACGGTCGCGAAAGAAAAGTTTCTTCGGGATCGAGCGTATATTGATTTGGCCGATGTAGATCGGGCCGATGCGCTAGTTCGGTTTACTGATCCAGAAGCAATCACAATAAGTGCTGAAGCTATTCCACGGTGTTTGCTTTCTGGTGCTCGAATGGTCGAAATGGGCTATGCTTTGGCGAAAGGTAAGACAGTTTACGTCGTTGGTGGCAAACAGAACGTATTCGATAGAATTGGTTCGATTATACATGTACAAGATACCGATGCGCTAGTGAAATTGTTATCTCAGGAGGATCATGAACGAAGTTCAAGCGCCGAAGTCTAAAGCACTCGGGTCAAATCCTAAAGATTTACTCGGGTCAAAGAAAGCAGATGCGACAAAAGTTCCTGCAATCGCAATTGCTTGGGAATCTTTGGCAATGATGGACGGCGCAGGGAAGTACGATCCTTATAATTGGCGTGCGAATAAAGTAGTCGCGTCGATTTACATCGCCGCAGCAAAACGTCATCTTGATGCGTGGTTTGAAGGTGAAGAAGAAGCAGAAGATTCTGGTTGTCATCATCTCGGTCATGCGCGAGCGTGTCTCGGTATTCTTTTAGATGCCCAAGAAACGGGTAATCTTCTTGATGATCGACCAGTAACAGAAACTTCAAAAGGCGTTCTTAGTCGGGTTATGAATAAGATCGCGTCGAAAATCCCTGCGATGCAAGAGAGACACAGAAAGTTTCATGAAAATAAGAAACCGCAATGTGTTTCATTTGATGGCGGCTGTGACGGCGATTTAATTGGCTTAGAACACGAATTGCACTGCCCCGCATTGAGCGAATCTGAGCGAATCTGAACGAATCTGAACGAACATATGTAGACGATATTCCGTTTTAACATCGGGCAAGTAGCTTATGGCTACTCTTCCCGCAGACGCCCATCGGAAGGCCAACGCCTGACTTCGCGCTGTCTTAGCCCATTTACAGGATGGGACTACTTGGGCTTAATTAACCGAAAGGATTTATGAACAAGCAAGAGCCAAAGTCTGAATTGGCTAAAGATTATCCTTGTATATTTAATAACTACTTCAGTCAAGATAAAAAACCCTCGCCGCCACTCGGACACGAAATTCCCAAAGATAGACAGGACGAACTATGTTGCTAATCGCTACTTATACAACTTATGAAATGTTAAAGTATTGGTTACCCTTGATTTCTGCGGGCGGTATTGTCATTAAAGCGTACTTGACAGCGAAGAAAAACATTAGTGAGTATACGAATGCGTTGCTTCACAATCATATGGCAGGCATTGAAGCAGCGGCCAAGAGTACTGAAATTGAGACTAAAAAGACAAATGAGTTATTGAAATCTTCGGGCGATCATTATCAAACTGTCGTAACTAAACTCGATACAGTATTCGAGAATATGAATCAGCATCAAGAAAAGCAAATGCAAGTTTGGACTGGAGTTGCAAATACTTTGGCAATTCTTGAGGATCGTTCGCGAGTTTCACGCCGCGCAAGGAAGAAATAATGCAGACATCAAAAGTCAGTATCGATGATAATCAAGATAAAGTTGCAACAACGCTTCTCGGAATGCGAACTTCCGAACATGACACGATTCAGTCGCGAACTACAGGCCGAATGCACGAAATCGCGATTACGCCAGTTGGCGGCGGACTTGTGCCTAAGAATCCATTCGCGAGCGCTGCTCAAAGAAGTTATATGCACGCAAATCCAGAAGTTCTCGGTAAAAAAGGTTTAGCCGAATGGGACGCGGCGAGCAAAGGTCAGAAAGTACCTTACAAAGTAAAGAAGTAGTTTTGCACCGCTGAACAAGGGATTCCTTCGGGAAGCAGCGATGAGTGCGTGATGCCTTGCTTGGGCGCATTCTAGGATAATTCGATGTTTAAGTTTTTCCGGCGTACTTGTCTTTATATTCTTATAATTCCTGTTTTATTCACTTTTCTCGGCGCATTGAGTAATCAAATCGTATTACAAGCGAATCACGACACTTTTCCTGTAATGATCAGCAACGCAAAATTATTTGAACATAAACACGCATTGGCGAAAATTGCTGAATCGGATTCAGACGCCGATGCTGTTGAAAAAGCGACATTACGATTAGTCGAACTTGATCATGGATTTCTCGATGATACTCATATTGTTATGACCGACAAGACGCATTTCAATTTTTTAGCCGACGTATTTGATTTCCGGCATGAAGGAATTGAAAGCATTGGCGATTTATTACTCAAACTTGGCGAATTTACTTGGACTTACGTGCCGTTTATTTTCGTCTTTGCTGTGATCGGTAAATTGAAGAATCTATAAGGCTGTATGGCAAATATTTCTAATATTAAAAAAGTTCCGGTTTCAATTCAAGGTAATCCGAGCGGTTCTGTAGTGCCGATTACGATTTTATGGCAATCGCCATTTTTTGATACGAATTATGCCATTAGCATAACTCTCGAAAATACATCCGATTTATCTGAATTGACGTTAGGTACGGGATATCTATACTTTAAAAATATGATTAACGTTACTCCAGCGGGTTGTACTGTTCTGCTTGGCGCGTATTCACCGACTTCAGCGGTTCTTACCGGAGTGGTTCACGCAATCGCTTCACATCAATAATATTTAAATTTAGGAGGATTTATGGCCGATATTACAGTCCCGCAAGAAATACTTACACAATTACATTCAGACTTTACTTCGTTGGCAACTAAACACGCGACAACTTCTTTTGCCGCTCTCGGTGTTCTTGTTATCGTTCTTATTCTTGCCGGACTTGGCGGCTGGATCGGTTTGCGTGAATACGACGCTCAATTAGCCAAAGCGCAAGTCACCGAACAGAAGTACGAAGCGGCTCAAAAGACGCTGACTGATCTGTTGGCGTCTGACGCCAAAGAACGGGCGCAATTACAAGCGCAGCAGCAAAGTTTAGTCAATCAAATCGCTAAAAGAGATAAAACCCCGCCTGCGCCAGCCGTAACAGCAGCTTTACAGCCAAATGCGACTGCTGAAACCGCTGCAAACGCGCTAGGGCTTGTTTTTAGCCTTTCCCCCTATCCGAGTGCCACTATAGACAATAAAATCGCTCTGAGTGTCCCTAATGCGCAAGAATTGATATCTGATGGGGTTGAACTTAATAAGCTTCGGCCCGATTTAACGGATACGAAGATGTTGTATGGGTTAGAACAACAAAAAAGTGCCAGTCTAAATAAAGACATTGTACAGTGTACTGATACGTTAAAAGATGCTCAAAAATCTATCGCTGCGTATAAGAAGATTGCTACACGAAGTCGTTGGAAAAAGTTTCTCGATGGCGCAGAAAAAGTAGGACTTGTAATTGCCGGAGCAGCGATAGGCCATGTAGTTTAGGAGATTTATGTGGAAGTTTGAATCAAGTACGGGCCGATTATTCGATCCGAATCAGACGCACATCGCGTCCGGATACGCCGGGGGCGATAAGGGGCTACACAAAGAAGGAATTAACAACCCTAAATTTCAGTCCGTACACAATATCGGGCCTTTGCCCGAGGGAATTTACACAATGGGAACTCCGGTCGAAGGGAGTCATCTCGGGCCGCTTGCAATACCCTTAATACCTGATGTAAGCAATGAAATGTTTGGACGCAGCGGTTTTTTCATACATGGCGATCACATTGGCGCTCCGGGAACAGCGTCTGACGGATGTATGATTTTCGCGCACGATATTCGGACTTTGTTGAGTCAATCGCAAGATAGACAAATTCAAGTTGTCGCGGTAATAGGATCGTAATGCTGGTAATCTTGATTGTAAATATTTTATGTCTTATCGGTTCTTTATGCGCAGCTTATCACGCTTATAAACAAGCAAATGACGCTCATACGTATTGTGACGGCGCACACGAATCTACTATGGCCGCAGGAGGATTTATGAATCGCGCCGAAGCAGCGTCTTTGATTGCTAAAATAAGTTCTAGTAAAGCAGAAGAACACGCTGCGAAAGCGCAAATCTTTTCGCCTACTCATGAAATGTGTTCTACATGTAAATCTCAAGTCGCCCGATTTGAGAAATCAGAAGACGGTTCGGTTAAATGTTTTAACTGCAAGTAATTCGCCCAATTAGTCCGATTCACAAATCAGTTATGTTAACGCTTGTTTGGAAAGTCCTAGAACGCGTTTAGGAAAACTAGGAGCTAAATATGGCAGTATCAAACGTAGGCGGACCCGGAAATCAAGACGGTAGTCCGATTCGAATGACAGGAGAACAAATCGGAGGAAAAGGCCCGGACGGAAATTTTCATATTTTTTCAACCGATGTTTTTGGCGCGTTAAACGTCAATACGTCCGGAGGAGGCGGGAGTTCTAGCGTTAACCTTGTAATGGTCGGCGGCGCGGCTATCGCGCTCGGCCAGACAACAATGGCTGCGTCTTTGCCCACAACAATTGCATCTAATCAATCTGCAATTCCTGTTTCCGGAACTGTGACTTCAAATCAAGGGACTGCGAACACGATTGCGAATTCATGGCCTGTCGAAATTACGAACGGCACGGTTGTTCTAGGAACGCCAAGTAACCCTTTAAGAATTGATCCTACAGGCACGACTGTTCAACCTGTATCTGGCACTGTTGCCTTATCGGGCACTTCAGCATTTAATTTAACCCAATGGGCCGGAACTGTTTTAGGAACACCAACAAATTATGGAACTTCTCCCGGAGCAGTTATCGCGGGATCAGTTAATGCTTTCGTTACAAATACCGTTGCGACTACTTTAGCATCTACAACGATTACCGGAACTGTCGCTGTAACTCAATCGACTTCACCTTGGGTCGATAATTTGACTCAAGTCGCTGGAATCGTTCTTGGCGCGACTGCCGTTACTGCCTTCGGAACTGCGCCTGCGGCTGCAAACGTTCCGGGCGTCAATTCGTCTTTATTCTCCGGCACGACCGCGCTTACGAATACTGCCGGAGCATTAAACGTCAGTATTACAAGTTCCGCGACTGCTCAAACAGTCGAAGGCGATGAAACTAATAATGCCGCCGCTCCTGAAGCTGCCGCTGCGCTTGAAGTTCTGCCTGCTATTGCTAACGCCGCATCTCCAGCATGGACTGAAGGATTTAACGTTCTTGAGTCAGTCGATCTTTCAGGAAGACAGCGCATTCGTGGGACTTTGACTCCGAATACCGCTGCGCCTAGCTCCGATGGTCAAATGGCACTTACGACTATTGCTAATGCTGTCGCGCCCACATACATAGAAGGAGATTTAGTACTCGCGTCCGTTGACCTTAGTGGCGCAACTCGCATTATAGGGACGCGAACGAGTAATAGCGCTGCTCCGACTTTTGAAGTAAACGTACAGCCTGCTTTAGCGAATGCCGCTTCACCTACATGGACTGAAGGAAATCAAGTCCTTGAGTCTGTTGATTTAACGGGCCGTCAACGCATTCGTGGTACGCTTACTAATAATAACGCCGCCCCGACTGCTGATTTAATAGAAAACATGCCTGCTATTGCAACTACCGCAGCGCCGTCGTATACTACTGGCAATGCGGTCATGCTTTCGACTGATTTATCTGGAAATCTTCGCGTCACCCCAACTACAATCGGAACGCTGACAAATAACAATGCCGCACCCGGAATAATAAATTTAGGTGTTCTTCCTGCTTTGGCAAACGCGGCTTCACCGTCTTGGACTGAAGGATTTCAAGTCTTAGAATCAGTCGATTTGACTGGAAGACAAAGATCTAGAGGAACTTTAACACATAATAATGCTGCACCAGCAGCCGATAATATCGGTGTTTTACCTGCGCTAGCAAACGCGGCAGCGCCTTCTTTTACAGAAGGCGATCAAGTTCTTTTATCAACAACTTTAACAGGCTCATTGCGTACATCAGTAGCCGGGACGTTAGTTAATAACAATGCCGCACCAGTCGGAACTAACGTTGGTGTTCTTCCTGCAATCGCTAACGCAGCCGCGCCTTCATGGACAGAAGGACGACAAGTCCTCGAATCTGTCGATCTTGCCGGAAATATGCGAGTCGGTGTTCAGAACTTAACAACTCCCCCGTCTTTGGCAACAGGTAATACTGCGCAATTACAAGCAGATTACGTAGGCAGTTTATTTGTAAAACCGTATCGCAGAAGTGAAACTGTTTCACAAGCAACGACAATTGCGGCTTCTTCAGCCGCAACGACCGTTCTTGCCGCGCAAGCAGCGGGCATATTTGCAGATATCAGTAATTTTATTATAACTGTTACGCCGAGTACTGCAACAGCGGCAGCATTTACAGCTACACTAAGCGACGGCACTAAAAATTATTTATATGATTTGTCATTTGGTGGAACTCTTGGAACAGCAGTTAGCGATGATCAAACGATATCGTTTAATCCACCGTTGCCAGCCACAACCGCAGCGACAGCGTGGACTGTACAATTAAGTTCGTCGTCACCAACAGTGCACATAACCGTTGTTGCGGTATTACAAAAAGCCAGCTAGTTAATAGGAGAAATATGGCGAATACTTACATAGTTACATCTTTAACAACATCAGGCAATACAGTCAATGTATCTGGTACAGTCAATGGCGTTTCTGTGCAAACCGCATATCCCGCGAGTACGACATTTGCGAGCGCTCTTTTATTTCAGGCATTTATCGGGCCGCTAATGCTTGCACAAGCGCCTTTACCGTCATTAGCAGGGTTTCAAGGCACTTGGTCGGCGTAAGCGCATAGGAGATTATGACAACAGCAAATCAGATAACTTACCCGAAGATGTATATCGAAGGCCCGGATACGAATGGCAGTACAAATCTTTATGTCGCAGATGTAAATTCTCAAGATCAACTTTTGACAGGTGGCGGAACTGGAATCGCGATATTGAAAATGGGGCCACGAAGTATGATTACAGGCCCGAGCGGTTATATAGCTTCGGTCGATTCTCTAGGTAATCTCGCAACAAGCAACGGTTAAGATAGGACAGAATAATGGCGTTAACACAGTCACAAATCGAATTCCCGAAAGTTTTTATTACAGGCCCTTCGGGCTTCATAGCAGATGTAAATTCTCAAGGTCAACTATTGACTTCTGGGTCCGGGGGTGGGGGTGGTGTTACAACTCTTAACACTTTGACCGGGGCGATTACACTTGCAGCCGGAACTGGAATAACAATTACACCGTCTGGAAATACGTTGACAATTGCTTCAACAGGTAGCGGAACAGTTACGTCATTTAGTTCTGGCAACCTTGACGCGATTGCGACGACTTCTGTTGCAACGCCGACAACTACGCCCGCATTGACATTTACTTTATCGACACAAACGGCAAATACAGTTTGGGCGGGTCCGACAACCGGATCAGCCGCAGCACCGACATTTCGTGCTCTCGTCGCAGCCGATCTTCCAGCCGGAACAGGAACTGTCACGAGTGTCAGCTTTACAGGCGGATTAATTTCTATCGCAACGCCGACGACTACTCCGGCTTTGACTATTGCCGGAACAAGCGGCGGAATTCCGTACTTTTCTAGCGCGACAACTTGGGCGTCTTCGGCTATTCTTGCCGCAACAGGATTAGTTATCGGCGGTGGTGCAGGAACAGCGCCAGCTACGAATACGGCTTTAACTTTTACAGGTGCGACATTGACAGTCGGACTCGCTGGAACGAGTAGCGGAATTCTTGCGCTCGCGGGATCGACATCAGGACAAGCAACATTTACTGCACCAGCGATTGCAGGAACTGCATCAAATGCCGTGACTATGAGCAACGCTATTCTTGGCCCGATGTTAGGCGGAGCAGTTCCGACCTATTCGTTTACAGGCGCGACAACTACCGGACTAGGATGGGACACAGGGGCCGGGTCAATGACTTTTGCGATTGCCGGTTCTGAGGCGTACCGATTTGCTGCTAATCTATTGGAAGTTTCAGGGGCGTCGTTTGGCATAATCTGGAACAACGCCGGAAACATGGGCGGGTCTTTTGATTTGGGCCTATTCCGCGCAGGTGCAGGAGTGTTAGAAATTAGTAATAGTTCGTCTGCTAACGCGCTCGGTTCTTTAAACCTCGCGAAGATAACGAACTACAACGCAGTAGCAACTACTGGCGCGGGAGTTCCTTCTGAAGTCGGCGTGGTCACTGCTACGACCGCTTCTGCTGCGGTGACGGCGACAACTCTTTTAGCCGCTCCAGTTGCGGGAACTTTATATCGCGTATCGGCGTATCTAAAGATCACAGTCGCGACTACAACCCCCGTTGCTGGACCTATTACATTAACATATAAAGATAACGACGGAGTCGCGCAATCAATAGTTATGCCACTTGCGAACGCAACAGGCGCTGTAGTAGCACCGTGGGCCACTGGTAGCACTACTACCACACCCGTAAATGGTAATTCTTACATATACGCAGGCGCAGGAACTGCAATCGCGTATGCCATTGCGTTCTCTGGTACAGGCACTTACGAATATCGCCTAGTGTGCGAAGCGCTATAAATGACAGAACAGCGTTGCAGTCGAATATGATATACAGGTAATAGAACTGTAAAGGCGTTAAATATGGCAACTATAAAAGAAGGCGGTTCGTTTGAGACATTTAATGATGTTAAGGGCAATCCGCTAATATCATTAAATCGCGACGGAACAATTTTAAATCAAGGTTTGACATTTGCTGATGGCACGAAACAAGTGACAGCCGGAGGATCGTCTGCACAACCGACTACGATTAATGGATTTGTTGGAACATTAATTAAAGACGCCGCAGGAAACGATTTAATGTTCATAGCGCCGCAAGGATCGGCGGGTCCGCAATATACTTATGTATGGTTTGGCGCGAATGCCGCAAACCCAACTTTAACAAATTATTCTATTGTTGCCGATACAATTGATCAAGGGTCGGAATTTGCCGATATATTTATCAATTCCACAGGTGGAAACTTTAACCTTATGAACAATAATGGTTTAGTTATGGAAGGCGGTGTACGGCTATCTAATGGTGTTCACTCTCCGGGAAGTTTTTATATTGGTACAGGTTCGACTCAAAATACAACTGTGCCTTCTCTCGTATTAACAAATTCATCCAGTCCGACAAGCGCCGGGACAGCAGGAACTACAGGACAAGTGACTTGGGACGCGACTAACTTATACATTTGTACAAATGGCGGAAGCGTAGGCGCAGCAACGTGGAAAAAAGTAGCCTTATCAGCAGTGTAGAAAGATTAAGAAATTATGGCAATTCAAGCAGGCGGCGGAAATATACCTCAGCAAACTTTTGCGCAATTTAACGATCCAAATGGTACGAAACTTATTGCCCTTAATCGAGATGGGACAATTTTAACACAAGGTATTAATTTCGCAGATGGTACGATTCAAGCGACATCGGGCATATTTGTAAGTGGAGCTATTCAAACTTCATCCGGATCATTTCCTGCAAATCTAAAAGGCGACGGCGTTACAGACAATACGGCTGCAATTAATGCGGCTTTGCTAATGCTTTTCAACGCTGGCGGCGGAACGCTTATATTTCCAATTGGTACTTTTTTAGTTCTCGGTCAAATCAATATTCCTAATGACGGCGGATCAGCATTTAATAATGCTCCAATGCAGCCGTCTATTCGTATTACAGGTTCAGCAGCAGCGGGCGGGGTTGTACCGTGGCGCGGAACCGGCGCAGGGAATTCACTAGTCACATTCCAATCCGGGCCTGCGGATGGCGGATCAGTTCTTCTTTTAAATTATAATTCACCAACAGCAAAGATTTGCACTTTTGGCACAGGAATGTTAGAAATCGACCGTTTGACACTGGCAGATAATTCAACCGATTCTGCGACTTTCTTTTTTACATCTAATACTGTTTGTCATATTCACGATGTTACGTTTTTAGGGAATACGACTGCAACAGCTTCGATTTCATCGAATAACGACGCTATTTGGCTCGGTAATAACTTTGGTGTAGCAAATGGAACATTTAATGCACCGTTTCAAGGTTATGGAACAAGTATTAAAAATTGTTATTTCCAGAATATCAAACGCGCAGTATTCGGCCAAGCGTATGCGAATGGTGTGTTCGTAACTGAGAATACAATTTGGTCATCTTGCGGTAATCACGGCGGCGCGGCAATTGTATTTGGTACAAATAGTTTTGGTTCCGGCGCGAACAGTAATTATATTTGTGGTAATCTTGCAGAAGTTTTATATTATAAATATTTCATTCAGATTATTGCAGGAATGGAAAACAAGATTATCGGAAACGATAGTTATGATCCTATCGGCGGAACGTTTACTGCATCAGTTAGATTTGAAGCATCAGCTTTTCCAAACTTTGTAATCGCCGGATTTTCAGGCGGATATCCGTATGTAAGTGATGTTCCTGTTACTAGTACTACTCCGGGATTAAACACGTATATTGGCACGCCGGGAAGTTCTCAAATTAATTTTTTTGCGACTCCAATCGGTGTGACAATGATTGCAACTGCGGCATTGACTGCCGGACAAATAGTTAAAATCGATCCGGCGAATACGAATGCGGTCATCGTTTGCACAACCGCCGATACCGGGGGCGGAATACCAATTGGCATTGCAGGTAATAGTGCCGGAGCAGGACAAAACGTTTATGTCATAACTGAAGGACTAGTTCGTTCAGGTTTAACATTTTCACCTATACTCGGAACAGGGACTGCAACACCCGGCCAATTTGTTATCGTTGATACAACAACAAATGGTCGCGTTAAAACAACTTCAACTTATACAGCCGGAACGGTAATCGGAACTGTTGTTGCTACGCAAGCCAGTGTCGGCAACCCGGTTGGTTTGTTAATGGGATTACGATAGTTAAAATCGCCAACCGACAATCGTTTGCAATTCTCCTGAACTCAATCGTTCTGATCGTTCTTTCGCTGTCAATTGAATACAGTTAATCGACTGATCGGAACACGTAATCGTCGCATGGCCGATCCAAATGCCGACTTTTTCTCTTAGGAAGAAGTGTCTCCCGAAAGTCCACCATAATTGAGTTTCAATGCCGTGCATTCCGTTGCTTTTGTCTGTTCCTGCGGTTTCGTAAGTCACAAAGATTTTACTTATATAACTGTTGAAATCACGGCCAATCGTCCCTTGCGGATTCCATGCGCTTTTACTATAATTCGGCGTATATAGTTTAAGCCATGTTGCTCCGGGGCCAAAATACCATTTTCCGGTCTTAATCAGCGTATTCGCTTCAAGATATCGCGTATGCCCGGACGAAGAAGTATTCGTATTATCGTCGTTCTTCCCGCCTGTCGAATATCCCGCTTCGGGCATAATGAAAAAGTGCGAACTTTCCCAGATTATGCCCGCGACTCCTGTTCCGCCTGCGGCTGACATTCCCGAGCCGTTCAAATTAACACCGCCCGAAATAAACGGACTTGGCATTTGAGCAAAAGACAAAGTTGTCAATAAGCAGAATAATAGGGGGATTAATATTTTCATGCTTGAACCGTTGGCACAGGAACTAAATCAAGATCATCGTTTAACATAAAAGACTTTACGTCGATCTGATTGTCAACGGAAATCGTTGTCAGCGCCGCTTGCAACTTCTGGGTCAAATCAGTGTGTTGCGCGGTGACGGCGATAAGTTTACGTTGTAACGTCAGAACAGTAACTTTCTGAGCGTCGGTCAATGGCAAATTCGTTGTTTGTACTTCTACGTTTGTTTCTTCTGTCATATTCTCTCCTTTTTAACTAACACCCCATGTCCACGAATTTTACGTGTTTATTTTTATCAAGCCGTAAATTCGCGTTATATAAATCTCCGAAATACTCTCCAGTCAACCTTTTTATTAGCTTAATTATTAATACGCGTTCCCAAGTGATGTTGCCATAAGTTCGCATCGAGTGCGGATTTTCTGCTTTCCGGTCGCTATACTTATCATAATACTCCATTACTATGACGCCCGATTTTCGCTCAAAATAAAAAATCTTTGGTAGATAAGATCGCAGAACTTTATACTGATACAATTTTTCAATCATTCGATTTTCCTCGCGTGAATGATATTCGCCATTTTCATACGGATCAGGGAATTTAATAACGAGATTTGTATCTTTTATACGATATACTGCCCGAAACGCGCCTGAACCGACATGAATAAGTTTAAGTCCCAGATTCGATGCCGTAAGAAGATTCTCCGGACGATTTTCGCGTATTAGTTTCAACGCCCGAGTTTGTGTCATCTTTGGCGGCTTCTTTAGCTTTCTTGGCGTCGGCTTCTTTTTCATCAATTCTCCAATTCGTTCGCGGAATCCGGTCTATTTCTCTCGCGAGTTCAAATCTCTTCGTATCATAATCTGCAACTCGATCACGTTCAGCAGTCAATAAAGATATTGCAGCAGTTAGTGCTTTCTTTCGCAAAGCATCTTTTTCGTTTGCAAATTGCGCGTAAGCGTTATTGACCGCTTCAAGTCCATCAGACCACATTTCAAGTAATTCGTTATAAAATTGATATCGTGTTCCTTGATCGGCTAAAGTTTTACGGATCACAGGCGGTTCGGCCATTCATTTCACCTCGTTCTCAGATTTGACTTCCGACACGCCTAGAAGATTATGACAGCCGATACTTTGTACCGATTCATGGGCAATTCTTTCGTAGATTAACACGACCGGATTTTCTTTTCCTACGAATTTATCGAGAACGTTTTGCGCATCGCAGAAAAGTACATCTTCAGTAAACAGAGTAAAAGTATGGGAGGGCTGAACACGAATGTTTAGATATTTTTTATCGCCCGATTCGATTACTGCGCCCGAAATTACATTTCCGGCCAAATAAAAGTTTGGATTATCTTGATATATGACAGCGCCGATTGAATTCTTGTGCCGCGAAGTCGTGTCGGCGTAACTTGCGTGGGCCAAAGACACACAGATAAGAACTAAGAACAGCGCGATCAATCCGAGTCCGATATACGCGGCAGTTTTTGACATATTTTCGCCTCTTTTAAAATACTATCTCATCTATGAACTTCTTGTCAAGTTTTTTCTTAATATTTACGCGCCTGTTTTTCAGCCAAACTTTAATTATACGCGATACAAAACCTGAAACCGCGCCCGAAAGAATTGATGCGAAAATGAGATATAATACTTGTATAATCGTCATTCGGGCACTTTATGGCGATTTACAGCGCACTTTTTTCTACAAACGCCGCAACGCCAAGTCCCGAGTGTCGCTTCGGCGTCTTGAGACTTCAGACACGGCGATTTTGTCGCCGGAACAGAACAACACTTGCTCGTATATTGAAATACGGGCTTGTCACGAAAGACAACAGGCTTGTTATCGCGTTTCTTCATTACGTACCTTTCTTACAATTTGAATAGTCTTCAATGCGGGCGATAGTTGCATAAATTCCTCATACGTAAAATTATTACTTTTCATACGATTGCATTCGCCACAGCAAACAGTGCAATTCAGAGCAGAATACCCAAGGTTGCTATCTTTTCGATCTAAATTTGATCCTACTCCTGCCACATTTATTGAGTACTCTGACCATGATACCTCATCTCCGCAATAATGACAAGCTTTTATTTTTGTAAATTCAATAAATTCTTCATATGTCAGTTCAAATGAAAGACCCCGGCGCTCACTCTTATACGCAATATTGTTGTATAATGACTCATAAGGACGCTTTCTGCCGAGTTTCATACATCCACAACTTAAACTACTACCACTCAATAAGCATGTAGCAAATACGTCTTTTACCAAGCTACAAACACAGCGACATGTATACTTATACATACCCCATCTTTTATCTTTGTGTTCCGGCACTCCTATAATAGTCCAGTAGCCAAAAACTTCTCCTACTCTTTTATGCCTTGATATCGGCCTTCCCATAAAGTTCCTTATAATAATTATGCATCTTTTCAGTTAGTTTGTCAAGAGGAATATCTTCACGGCGATATTTTTCTTTTTCGCCTTTTATCGTTAACCATGCATTTCCCTCAACAAGTCCAATATGCAAGCAATGGTTGATAGTGTCGTCATGGATATTAAAACCTGTATCATAGAACAACGAAACCTCTGTCTCATGAAACGGCGCTCCGGCTTTGTTTTTCTGTGCTTTAATACTCATTTTATGGCCGATTGCGTCTCCGTCTTTTGCATCGCCTTCTTTGATAACTCCACCTTTTGACATCGCCAATCGCCGGACTTCCAATCGTGTCGTCGCGGCGAATCTCAGCGCTCGTCCGCCCGAAGTCACTTCTGGATTACCGAATACAAGGCCGATCTTTTCTCGTATCTGATTGATAAATATGACAGTTGTGCCAGATGTGGACACTGGTCCGACAAGTTTACGCATTGCCTGACTCATCATCCGCGCCTGCAAACCCATGTGCGAATCGCCCATATCACCTTCGAGTTCGGCCCGAGGGACTAACGCGCTGACAGAGTCTACAACTATAAGATCAACCGCTTTACTTTCAACAAGCGCGAGAACGATTTCTAGCGCCTGTTCTCCGAAGTCCGGCTGAGAAATTATAAGATCGTTCATGTTTACGCCGAGTTTAGATGCAAACGTCGGACTATACGCGTGTTCCGCGTCAACGAATGCGGCAATTCCGCCCGATTTCTGGCATTGGCCGATAATATGCGAACACAAAGCCGTTTTCCCCGAAGACTCCGGCCCGTATACTTCTATAATCCGGCCTTTCGGAACACCGCCGCAGCCGAAAACTTCGCGATCTAACGATGGCAGATTAGTCGATATTACCGGAATTTGCTGATTGACTTTCATCCCGTACTTCTGAAATGTTGTCGATCCCAATTCCTTATCCAGCTTCTTGCTGACTTCCTCTATCATCGCCCACTTCTCGGTTTGATTCATTTTTCTCCTCGTTTTTCTGTTCTTCTTCAGCTTTCAACTTCGCAACTGTGCTCATAAATCTCAGAAACATCTTCAAGAATTTGACTCCACGAAGTTTGATTACGAAGTCTTTTCCTTGTTCTTGAAACGCCCGATCAACTGCTTGTACCAGTTGTCCGTGTGAATTAAACCACACAAACCAACAATACTCGCAGTTCGTCGTTGGTTGATTCATCCGGTCAAGTTTATGCCCGCACAAATCGACCCGATCATGTCGAACTGTAAAATGCAATCGCCGGAGTACTCTTAATTCGGCTTCCGATATTTGTCTCGGAGCGGGTTGTAATTGATTGACGATTTCACTGGCAATGGCCGACTGAACGTTGGGCGGGCCGTTTTGATCGAATTCAGGCTCTGCCGCCCCTGCAATCGCGATTGTTCCTTGATCTGCCGCCTGATCAATTTGTTGACTTCCGCCAAAATTTCCACTTTCTTGATCTGCCATAAGTCTCGTCCTTTCTCATCTTTTTCATTCGCCCAAATCGGTCGCTTAATCTGTCGCCAAAAGTTTTTGTCGATCCTCGTTGGAATTTGCCCGAATTTTTGAGCTAATGACGTTGATAATCCGGGAATTAAACTTTCGCCCAATTCTTCACGAACTTGGGAATTGACATCTGCGTTTCGGTCTAGTTTTGTCTCGGTCATTGTTTTCGCCTCGTATACTAGGTTTATACAGATAAAATTATTTAAAAACCTACCAAAATGGTTGAAACGCGCCGTGCTTAGTTAATCGAAACATGTTTTTATCAAATTCTCCGTCAAACGTTTTGCAATCTTCATCTACTCCGCAGGCAACATGGTTCATCTCATGTACAAGACACATCCCGACATAAGAAGCAAGATAGTTATGACGAAGACTTCGATCAACTTGTATTAGTTTTGGTATCCATTTCTTGCGCACAACTATTTTCTTTCTGTTCTTATAGTTAGTTGTTGTGCGGCTAGTCCATTTCGCTCGTGCAACTGTTGTTCCGGGAAGATCGGCCCACTCAACGGGCAACCTTTTAGGCAATTTATTCTGAAAATAGTCTTTGTTCAGCCAACGATAAATTCCGCGCAACCATGCGTTTGACCCGGACCTAATTTTCATACTTGCGGCTTTCTGATCGACAACAAATACTTTTGTACAGGATATAATCCGTTCGCAATAAATTTTGCGCCTATACGCTGTTCATATGAATGGCGTTTAGGGCCAAGTAAACGATCTGCGAACATCTCACGTTCGATATAATCATTCGAGTCATAAACTGAGTATACAGCCCAAAAACGAAGTAATTGATCTTCATTGACATGCGCTTCAACTATCTTTTCTATGTCACAACGCAGATCAGTCAAAGATGGTCGCGCCGGATTCTTTGTCACCGTTCCGCCGCCATTCGCCCAAACAGCCGCGCCGATTCCTGTGTCTTTCGCAGAACGATAAGAAGACATCAGTTCGTCAAAGGCCAGCTTGTTCTCACGGAAATGTTTTGGCGTTTTTTCTTTCATTTCTTCGCCTTTCTCTTGCGTTTCTTTATTTTATTTACAGGCAATTTCGGTTCGTACGCGCCGCGTTCTCGAAGAATTTTCTCCCATTTCTGCAAATACGCTAACAATCTATCAACAGGTAAATTTTGTTTTTCGACAACGCCGACCAAATATTTATTGCATAAAAAGCAAAGACAGCCTCTTGAGCAAAGTCCGCAAAAATTTTTTAATCGACGCGGACAACAGCCGTGAAAATGATCTTGATATGCTGTAAAAGTCTTACCATTCTTGTCTTTCTTAGGCGGAAATGGCCGACCGCAAATTGCACACCCGCCGTCTTGTTCTTCGATTAGTTTATTCTGTTGTGCAAGCGTTAACTTGTACGTCTTTTGCAGACGTGCGTCTTTTGCTTTCTCGGCAGAGGTCAATTTATCCTCCGAAATCCGGCATCTCGGAACATTTCTCGCGCGTGTGGCGCGATTTTAAAAATATATGCATACGCGTCCGTGTTGCACAAACCCGCCACATATAAAGAATACAAGTCGCTGTATTCTGCGTCTTCGTGAGTAACATAAGCTTTGACGCCTGTATTCGCCATAAATGTCAGTATTTCGTATTGCCGCTTATTGAGTTCAATCATTTTGTGCCCGATTTCTCAGTTAACGACCATTTACTTATTTCAACATCTCCATATGATCCGAGTTCAGCCTTGTATCCAAGGGTTTTTAAATGTTTAATTGTTTTAAGAGCTAAAGCATCTGCTTTAGAAATTCGAACTTCTATCGCTTTATTCTCGGCTTGTTGTCTCGCATATGCTTCGGGCGGACATGGTTCGCCAAAATGAAAACTACTTAGCCCACAGTCAACACAGTATTCATGATTTCCCATTATTTTGCCCTCTTTGATATTTTCTGATCGATAAAATGCGCCGCTTGTCCGCGTGTCAATGTCGCGGGCCAAGGTTTGCCGCCGTATAATTTCTTCAACAATCCTAATTGTGCCGAAGTTGCTTCTTTTGTGTTCCAACTAGACTTACGATCTACAAGATGTACAGAACCTTCGGCCCGAGTACGAATTGCGTTATCCGCCGCCGCAAAAGCCTCCTCCATTGTCGGCCTTTGCCCGATCACATCGATTCCCCGGATTTGACCTTTAATTTCCCAGCCATCAAGCATATTCTGTTGGATATGTACAAATCCCGCCGCTTCGCCGTTTCTGCCTTTGGGAATCGACATCCGATACCCTCCAGTCGCACTTTTACACCATTTGAAATCACTCGCCGCTTCGACTTCTGCGGGAAAACGAATTTCGAACAGATTAATATTCTCAACGAATGACTTCAAATCTGTTACTTTTTGCAGCTTCATGAAATCGATATTCGGATTTTCTTCTTGCGCTTTTTCGATTTCTTTAACTGATTTAAACAAACTTTGGCCGCATAAGTCTAATTTATCAGGCAATCCCATCAACGTCGGAACGGTGCATAAAGTATGATCACCGGACATATCACAAACATCAAGAACGATCAAGTCTTTCTTACCTTCGAATAATCGCGTTCCGCGCCCGCAACCTTGATTAAATCGAACCGGACTTTTAGTCGGAACAGCCCACACAACACAACTTATGTTCGGAATGTCAACGCCTTCAGAGAGAATTTGAACATTGCACATTATAGTCGTGTCTGTCGCTTCAAACGCAGCTAGTTTTTCTGCCCGAAGTGGGTCTTCGCCATGAACGTATTCTGCTTTAACTCCTGCTAGTTTAAACTCTTCAGACAACGCAGCAGCATGGGCAACACTGCCGCAGAATACAATCGTCTGTCTGTTCTCGCCTACTTTATTCCATGCTTCAACGATATTTGCATTTCTTTCAGGGTTATTGATCGTCTCGGCTAGTTCTACAGGTTTAAAATCCCCGCCCGCAGTTCCGACGTTTTCAATGCTCGTCTTCGTGTCAATTCGATAACCGCGAATATCAACAAGCCAGCCTTCGTCAATCGCAGTTCTTAATCCATAAACATAACTAATCTTTTTATATAGTGTAGAAAGCGCTTTACCGTCAGTGCGTTGGGGCGTTGCTGTAAAGCCAATTAACAGTTTTTTAGAATCGGGCGTTAAAACACCCGCCATCTCCAGAATATTAATGTAACTTTGTGCAGTAGAATGATGACATTCGTCCACACACACTTTATCGATTGAAGACCAGTCAATTTTTTCATTTCGTTTACTTCCTTTCCGCCCCAAAGTCGCGACACTTGCAACGATTATATCTGAATCTTGATCCGCGACATCTCCGGCCATTTCTTTTGAGACTTTAAGATTCGGATTCGCCGCTCGAAGCTTTGTAATAGCTTGGTCAATTAGTTCTGTTCTGTGGGCTAAAACAAGTGTCTTTCCGGGCAAAATGTCTTTTAAATGTTCTGGAAGATTAGAAAATATTTGAGTCTTACCAGTTCCGGTTGCAGCAGAGACAACAAGACTGCTATATCCGTCTTCGTAATCAGACCGGATCGCGTCAAGTGCTCGTTTTTGATATTCGCGCAATGGCATTACGGTTTCCAACCTCGCAATCGTGTGAATTTAACTTCGCCGTCGATCAACTCAATCTTCAAAAATCCGTCGTGATGCGCGTTGTGACACGTTCGGCAAATCGTTATAATATTATGCAATTCGTCTTTACCGCCCTGTGATACATGTACAATATGATGCGGATCGAGCGCGAATGTGCAGCTACAATGTACACAATGCCAATCGTCCCGGTCGAAACACAGTTTGCGTAAATTCTTATCCATTAATATCGCTTGTGCGGGGAACTTTCCCCGGTCTTAAAATTGATATAATCGACTCCAACATAAGGGCGACCATTCGGATTAAACCAAAAACGGGACTCTATGATTCCGTTAACGGAGTTTGTATTACTGCTCTTTATTTCGTTTATACTGTTAGCTAGAACCTCATCGGCAGCAAAATCTTTATTATGCAGAACATAAGCACGCGCATTCATAAGTAGCAACCATGCGCCGCGCAACTGAAGTTCTTTTTTAGTCATATAATTTACGCCTCGACCGCATAGAATTTAAACGCTTCATCTTTATAGTCTATAACAATGTCTTCAACCGTGTCAAGCTGTTTCGTAGAAATTGCCCGCGCACAAGGCAACATAATTTCTTTTTCGATTGTACGCCGTAAACTTCGAGCGTTATATCGTTTGTCGTAGCCTCTTTTCAAGAGTTCGGCCAAAGCCGCAGGAGTCGGAATCAACTTAGAAAAATTAGACGAAAAGAGAATACTTTGGGCTTTTCTAATTTCTAACCCGAGAATTTCTTTCATGTCTTGGATTGTCAAAGTTTTGAAACACACGATTTCGTCTAAACGATTAAGAAATTCAGGCGTAAATTTTCGTCTTGCCGCCGACATCGCCGCGTCTTCAACTTGTTGATTATCCCGTTCGTCGTCTTCTTTGCCAAATCCGAGAACGCCGTGATCGGAATTAATCGCGCCGACATTCGATGTCATAATAATTATACAGTCTTTAAACAAAGTTGTCGAGTTATCACCTAAAGTGACAGTTCCTTTATCGAGAATACTAAGTAAAAGATGCCAAAGCGCGTCACTTGCTTTCTCGATTTCGTCAAAGAGAATGATCGAAACGGGCATGTCTTGGGTCTGGACTGCGTTTAACGCTTTCTGTGTCAATCGTGCGGGCGTTTCTTTATGCCCGAGATATCCCGGAGGAGAGCCGATCAACTTAGCGATTTCGTGTGAATGCTGAAATTCACCGCAGTCGATTCGGACCATATTTTTATTCGACCCGAACAGCCCTTCGCACAAAGCCTCGACTGTAGATGTTTTGCCTGTCCCGGTCGGCCCGAGAAACAAGAGACTTCCAATCGGGCGATCTTTATCGCACAATCCGCCAAGAAACTTCTCAAGAACATTCGTCAAAGCAAGAGTCGCAGGTTCTTGACCGATGATCCGATTAGCAAATTTCTCTTGTAACGCGATTGCTTTAAGACTGTGCTTCGACGTGTCGATAGCTCGCATAAGCCTCCTAGCAAGTTCTTACGAAGTTCTTACCAAGTTATAAGTATAAAGCCGATTATCGCACCGATTGCTGCGCCGATAAGAAAGCCATAAGAGAAAGTCGCGATTAGAAATTGAATCAAAATGAAAGCCGCAATTCTTGACCTTTTTCGCGAATTGCTTTTGCGAGAAGATAAACTTTTTCAAAATCGTTAAAATCGACAACAACCGGATACGGATACTCAACAAACGCAAGTGCGATTCCGCCAATGATATTGCCACATTCCGATTCAACTCCTACGCACATTAAATTTCCTTGTACCGACCCTGCTGTATGTAATTCTAGTTTCATGATTGGACCTTTCCGTAAATCTTTCTATATCCTTCTGTCGCCCACATACATTCGTCGCATATCGTATATTCGCCCGGATTTACAAAATTCGCCCAATAGGAATCGCCCGAGCAGTCATAGTATCCGGCTGTTACTGGCGAATCACTCTTAACAAATTTCTCATCGCATCGGGCACAAAAGACATAAGTTTGCGGATCAAATACACGATTTGCTTCGATTATACAGATCAGAAATCCGATCACGGCGCAACCGAAATTAAATCCGCCGCCAATCGGTATAAGTAAAACGTTGACTGAAGCAAAGATAAGAGTCAGCCACCAGATAATTTTATACATCTTTATCTAACCCCGTATCGTCGGGGATTTCAAACGAATTCACTGGATCAGACAGAAAATCCAACGCAATTGCCTCGATTGCCGCGCCGTCAGTTGCATCTTTGCTAATTCCTTCGTCATCTTTGCTGACTGAACCGATATTCTTCTTCGCCGCTGCGATTGCCTTACGAACGACTTCGCGAGCCGAATGTTTGAGACTAATGTTTAGCCAGACGAGAGAATCATCGCCTGTCAACCCTTGAATCGTTGCGACTTCTTGCTTAATCTCATCAAGTGATTTAGTTGCGGCACTAGTTACAAGATTGTTAATCAGCGTCTCTGTACAAGGACCGCCGTCATAACACGCATTAGGATCAAGTCGTGAAATCGCCCGAAGCTTGGACAAACCGATTGGCTCATACGTTTCACGCGGAACACCCGCCGCGTTCATGACTTCTCTTATCTTTACAAGATAGTAAAGTTTGCTCAATTTTAGATCAAGCGTCTTCCCGTATTCGGCAAACGTGTTATATTTTGGTTTGAAATATCCATTGCTTTTAATGTCATAAGCCAAGTCCATCACATCGAATGTTGATCCGCTAAGTCCTTTGATCAACTTATTCAATTGATTTCGCGCCTTAGCCGCTGCGCCAGCTTCTTGTTCGCCCACGATTACTTGGGGCTGCAAATCGGTAACTGTGTCGTACATTTCCATAATTTCTCCTATACGTGTGAATCAACTAACGGTTTTACACCCGATACTTTACTTTTAAGCATTTTCCAGATAATCGGACGAACATTTTTTCCATCTAACATTGCAAAAAGAACACCCGAAATCGGCTTGTTCTGTTCATTCGTAAAAAGTTCTGCCCATTGCTTGCGTGTCGGCAATTCATTTCCGTAAGGCGGCGCGTTTAACACTGCTCGGGCGCAAATAAACATTGTTTCTGCCGCGTCATTAATTTGCTTGTATTCGTTCTCCAAATATCGCCGCCACTTGCTAAGAAAATGACTAAACCAAGGGTTTGTTTCGTTCGTCCATTGATCTAAAACGCTCGTCCAGCTATTCTCTAGCGCTTCGAGAATGCGTTTCGGGCTAGTTTGTGTCACAATACGATGGATTTTCAAGTATTCGAGTAGTTTCACCTTGAGACGAAATGGCGTCTGCCCCTGTCTACACCACACGAGCACAAAGCCTTCAAAGTTCTGCTTATTCGTATTCGCTTCTTTTAATGCTTTCTCCATCGTGAAACTGTACTTTTCAGGAATGGACAAACTGTTCAAAGACGCATACTGACACAAATCATCGTAATCAACTTCTTCGCCCGTTTCGTTATCGATCAATGCGAGCAATGTCAACCCTTCTCGTTTTCCATAGTCAACAACGATCCGCAGATTCGGCGTCAATCCTTCAAACACAGGAGTAAATCCCGGACGCCAGCGCCAATTCGGGCGATGTTTCTGATACCATTTCGTCGCCCACTTTGCATGAACTGAATTGAACGAACTCTTACTCGCGATATAATCTTTCCCATTGTAATTGTACAAGATACAAAGAAATCCGTCCATTTTTTCGTAAATCTCAGGCTCGCCCGGAGGAAGTAAATTTACAGTATCAGAAAGAATCGCTTGTCCGTAATTAAAGAATTTCTCAAATGGTCGAGCAACAATTTCAAATGTTTCTGTATTGTAAATCAGCCCGCGACATTTTGTTGTTACAGAATCCCAAACATTATCATAAACCGCCTTTCGGCCATAACACATAATCGCGAGCGGAAATTCGTCATGAAAGTTCCGGTCGATCAAACACGAATCGATATATTCATCAAGTTTGTCGGCGTCGATTCCCAAGTACGTGAATAAATTCATAATCACCCCGCGTTAAAAGATGAACAAATTACGCCTGCTTCAACTCCCGGCGCGGCTTTGCCAAGATATTCCACATCGACTTGATCCGCATCAGCCCAACAATAATTATGAACCTCTTTTGACTCTGAAGTTGTATGTCCGGGCCAAATCCACCACCAAGAATCGTCATGATATGTATAAACGAAATCATTTATGGCCGGATATATTTTTCGGGCTGATTCTTCATCTTCTGCCACGACAACAGCAGAGTCGTAAGTGTCGTAGTCATTATTGACGCCCTGTGAGATGAGATAAAGATTCATTAATCCGCCTTTAGTTCAGGATGTTCTGTTTGAATTTCTTTCTTGATATCGCGATCAACACCGTCGATAATCGCGTTCTGATGCTCAGTTTTACGTCCGGGCGCATTCTTTCGCCCGCCGTTACTTTGTACAAACGTTTTTCCGTTTAGCCAAGATAACTTCGGCAAATCGCGCATATTTCACCTCTATATGAATATACTATGTATTCGGATGATTGTCAACAAATTTCTTTTCACAGGCCGCGCACATCGTTTCTGCGCCGTTACAGCCTTTCTTTCGGCGCGAGCCTTTGTACTTTGTATAATCGAGACATTGCAATTGTCGTTCCGCCGCAAGTACTTCTTTCGCCCGATCACGTTTCTGAGTCTTGATATCGTCAATTCGGTCTTCGATCTTATGAACTGATCTATAAAGTGCCAACGCGTTCAGAAATCCTTGAAAGTCTTGGTCAAATAAATCTTGACCTGTCACATGCCACGGATCGAATTCCGCATCATCTTTCCCGAGTCTTATGATCCATCGGTCGTCAATCGTTTTGCCCGATTCTTCCTGAATTGCCTGTTGGTAGGCCGAAGTTTGGAGCAAATATTCGATATAAAGATAATTACTCGTTTTCCAATCAACGAGCGTATATCGGCCTTTAAACGTCGCCGGGCAACATTCTTTATCGGTACATGAGTCAACAAATGCGAGTCCATCTGCTGTTCCGGCGTAGTTATATTTCCGGGAGAAGCATTTACGCTCTGTCGAAATCCATCTGACATTATGTTTATGCATCCATTCAAGGGCGGCGGTAACGGCGTTTGCGGCTCGTTCATCAGATGGAAATTTGGAGAGTAATTCAAGTCGTCTGTCCTCTTTCTCTTCGATTATACTTTGTATATAATTCTCAATCCATTCGTGGGCCGCGTGCCCGGTTTCGCCTGCTGCTTCGAGTTCTTCTTTGTCAGCTTTCTTTGCTTGGGCGATCAGTTCATCTAATGTCGTTGAAAGATCAAGTTCACTTAATTCCCAAAGGGGTAAGCCGATAATTAGCTTTTTTAATTTCTCAAGTGCTTTCTTTACGGCCCATCGCATCAAAACTTCCGACTTGTCGATAATATGACAAACTGTCGTTACTCCGTCTTGACGTTCTCTTGATCCGTCTGGAAGAACGCGATAATAACTCCATTTTGACTGATCGAATAGTAAAGTTTCTGTTCCGCCGTAAAAAGAATAACTCGGCAAATCGCCAAAGCCGTCTGCGTAAAGAATCAGCGGCTTCAATTCATCTCCGAACTTACTTCCGGGCGAAATGATTCAAATCTGACTCGACCTTCGTCGATTGCGCGTTTTACCTGAACTTGTCTTGAATTCAATTTTGCAACGCCAGTTTTGACATCAAGAAGAACGACCGATTTCAATATTCCTTCGTCAAGTCCGTCGAAGATCAAATAATCAATCGGAGCGCCGATAAAGTGCGAGTCTTTCGGATTGTAATTAAATCCATTCAAATACGGCGCAAATTGTTCTGAAATCAATCCCCGATTTACGGCCCGAGATATTTTGACTGCACTTGCGCGTTCTTTTTCTGTATGTTCGAATTTCCAATCTGCAAACTTTAATTCGTATTCGCCCGCGACTAAAGATTTATGTCGTTCGAGTTCCGATTGCATTTGTTCTTGCGCTTGCATTCGAATCGCAGTCGTATCGGCGTCTTGTTTCGCGAGCAAGTTTGAATATCTGCGCCAAAGAATTATGACGATTATACACAATACAATGATTGCTATTAGCATGAATCCTTTCTAATAGTTTAAATCCATTCTGGACCGAACGGCCCTTGACACGTTGCGCCAATATTACCGCAGTCAGTTGGCACTTTGTTTTTATCGATTACATCATGAATCGTCCGAAGCGCCATCGCCGCCAACTGGATCAATTCCGTTCGCATTTGGGGCCGAGTATCGCGATTCTTATTCAAATTATACTTTTTAACTTCGTCCCAGAATTCATCAAATTCTTCTTTGATAACTCCATAACCTTCGTGCGGCCCGTTAATTGGCGCGAATAAAGATTGCGCCCGATTTACTTCGGCGGCGACTTCTTGTACAAGACCATCGACTATATAGCTCATTTCTTTTTCTCCTGTTTATTCTTCGCCTGACTCGCGACAAGATCAAGCGCGTCTTTATACAAATAAAGTCCTTGAAATTGCGGTTCGCGCCAACGCCACGGACTAGATATATTAAGTTTCTTCCAGCCGTGTTTAAAAAGCCGCGCTTCGCCGTCAGGATCAGACTTAATTTTGATATTTTTCATTCGTCTTTCTTTGAACAATATTGTCAAGTATTTCGCCTGTCAAACGTTGTTCAACCGAAGATTCGTTAATTTTCAGAACACGAATCCCAGACTTGTTTTGAACTTGAATCAAATCATCTTGATGAATACTTGGAAATTCAGACATATATTTTCTCCTGTGCGCGAATGCGCTTAATATATCCATTATCGACTGCATTCAGAAACTTGTCAACATAATTCGGATCATAAGCGGCACAAATATCCGGATAGTGCTCGACTGCAAACTCTCGGAAATATCCGGAAGTCAATGTCGTTCCTATTCTCATCATCGACCACTGAAACGCCGATTTCGCGTCAGCCAATTTCTTGCCTTCATAAAGCATAGGCAAAATTCCGCGCTCAAGGGCGATTACATACGCTTCTTCGAGAACGCATTGAATTTGTTGTTCATAAGTCAATTCAAAGAACTTCTCTTTGCTCGATTTTACCGTCCCGGATGAACTGTCAGCAATATACGTAAACATCGGCCATTCGCGGTGCGCCATGACATGATGAATTTCATCGTGTTCGAAAGTGTGATTAGAAACATCATCTTTAAAGAATTCATCTTTCGATTTATTCAAACTTGGCGGGCGTTTCGTATGTTTCGTTTCTTCGGCCTTTAGCTTCGTAATTTCGGGCATCGAATCAACGCCGCCGACTAAGTCTTTCAGGAGATGATAATCACGAATGTGCTTTTCCCAATGTCGAGCGAGAAATCTGTGTGACCGCTTTAACGAATAAAGCATGTCAATACTTGCAAGCGCAATCGGTTCGCCGTAAACTTCAATCGCTGAATTTGATTCTTTACGGCCCGCGATATAAGCCGCCGTTGCAGGAGATTCTTCAGCTATCTGGAATTCAATTGCACGAAACGGTAAATTGGGCGGATTATACACGATATAATGGCCGTTTGATACATGTTCACAATCTCTGTGAATATCGTGTCGCCAACAGAAATCGATCATTTCTTCCGTCGTACACATGATATCTAAATCTTGCGGACGACGAAATTCAATACCGAGAAATCGGCAATGATCGGCTAAAGCTGTTGATCCGATGATGATCATAAGAACCTCGTTTACCAGCAATTAGACGATTCGTAGCTTTCTTCGTAAACTGGTTCGACTTCTTCAGACGACTCAAACGCGCTCAATTGCTTAAATCGTTCTTGAAGTTCTTGTTCAGTGGGAACAACGATTGTCGCGCCGATTTTCTTTGCTTTCGCGGCGATACTTCGGAATTCAGATTGCGCGTCTTCAATCGTCAAATCGCGGCGATTAAGCGAGTCCATAACAGTCGCAATCTGTTGATAAATTTGAGTAATTGTTTCTTTTGCCATAATCCTCCTAAATTTCTACAATCCAAGGTTTGTTTACGACTTCGTAAGCTTCATTTACGACACTCGCGTTAAAGAATTCTGTTCCGTTGACTGATTTATGACCGTATCCGCAATGAACGTGTCCGAATACGTGTACTTTAGGGCGAATAGTCATAACTCTTAGGTTCAAATCGGCACATCCGACATGTTCATTCCATACACGATCTAAAACTCCCATCGGCGGGCCGTGTGTAATAAGTACGTCTGTATTCTGCGGAATCAAATCCCAACGTTCTCGGATTTGCCCGCCACGATACGCGTTAAACGCCCATCCGCCAAACCAAGGCGTAAACGGACTTCCATAAAACTTTACGCCGTCAATCACTGCGCCCGAATCGCGCAAATAATGAACGTCTTTAAAGAAGTCATTACGCAAAATATCTTCGCAGTTCTCTTGCATAAATGCTTGACACGCCCAATCGTGATTGCCTGCGATTGCTACGACGTGGGCAAATCTCTTCGTCTGTTCGTTCAGCCAATCTGTGGCGTTTTTTAATTCTTTAATGCGATGTTTATTGTCCGGATCGCCATTACACAAATCTCCGGCGTGAACGAGAACATCACAACCATCAGGCAAAACAAGTTGATCATGGAGAGAATGCGTATCGGAAATCAAGCAAAGTTTCATTGTTATCCTTTTATAACTTTCCAATCGTTCGTGTATTTCAGAACTCCGTCTCCGACGAGCATTAAAACCGCGCCGCGCATGTCATATTTATCCGGGCGCGGATAGATTCGGCCTCGAACCTCCTCAAAGAACGCTGAAGCACAAAGGCCGGGAAATTGCTTGACAACTGCTAAACAAACTTTTTTTAACGCATTATATTCTTCAATCTTGCCGCTTTCGTGTAGATTCCAAAGTTTGCTCATTCGGCCTCTTTTTGTACTTCGTATAATCCTTCGCCAATACTCTGACGAACGATCAGTTCTTTCGTCGTTGCTTCGGTCTTCGTCTTGGCCGTTCCGACAATTTCGCCGTCAAGAAGAATCTCGAATGATTCGTCCCAAAGAGCTTCGATTTTGACTCGGTTAGACATAAGATTAAGAAGTGGCCCGGATCGATCTAGTCGCCTCCGGGCCTAAAGCCTAAGCAGGATAAGTGCAACTGCTGGCCCCTCTATTAAAAGTATACGAAATACAAAGATCGATGTCAAGAGAAATCGAGTGTGTTTTCGACAAATAGTTCCGAGTCGCATAACGAATAAAAGTGATTGGGTGATGATCTGTTCCAAATTTCTATTCTTCGCATTGCCTCTTCTGTTGAAATTCCGCCATTTTCATCTTCCGTCCATTCAATTCGTGAAAAATCTTTAAACGCCCATAACTTGTTCTTATAGATCGGACCATCAACGAGAAAATGTGTCACTCTCATCGAAATTTTCTGCCTTCGGTACTCGGCAGCGGCAAACGCTTTTCTTCGTAATATTCGTTCGTCGTCGGTGTTTTGCCGTCAGGTTCGCCCGGAATACAAGACCCGCTATACGTAATCCCCATCAGCACTCCGGTGAACTCTTGATCGTTTTCCATTCTGTGCGCGTCGATCCGAAGACTATTTCCGCAAAATCTAAGTTTTACAAGACTGCGCGAATGATCTGTGACTTCGATTGCTGCTTTCAAAAGATTGATTAGGCTCTTTGCGTTAACGACAATACTCGCAGTCTGCTTATTTGAATCGACAATTCCTTGTTCGAGATTCGGAACTGTAAATCGGCCCGAGGTTTTCGCTTCTAATCCTTCGGGCAAACTTACAGATTCCTCGTCTTCAGGTTTAATCTTACTGAGTGTATCTTTGGTGTATATAACAGGCTCATGTAAAGTGGTATTTTGGCCCTTCGGCAATGTTACACGTATAATGCTCGTCGTGTCTGTACAAAGAATTCCTTTCGGCCCGACAAACGCGTATTCGAATTTATCTTCGCCCATCGCGTGAAGCGCGGCGAAACATTTTTTATTGAGAATAAATCTTCGTTCAGACATTTTTCGCGCCCCCGAATAACGAATATAGCATACTTGTCAAGAAAAATCTACTCCCCGGAAAAGTCACGTAAATTTGTATTTAGAAATCATATACTATTTTTTCTAAATTCCGGACATTTCAGAAAGTTAAAAAAAGTAACAATATTTTTTAATTACTGTATAAATTTTACACTTACTGCGTTTTTTCGCGCTATTCGCATTTGCAGTCCCGTACAGCGTCGATAGCTTTCTGATGGCTCTAAACCTCGTTTCTCGAATAATTATCTCTCATATTGGCCTGTATTGCGTTTTCTGTACCCTTATAAGGGCCGATTAGGTCGTAAACTGCCGCTATATAGGTACTTCCAATTACCAGTGTATTCCGTCATACCAGAGCGTTAACTGTCGGCCCGAGTCTCGTTCTACGTGTGCTGCTATCTCCCGCCGACATGATCCGCAATCGTCCGTGCCAAGCGGACAATGCGCGACACAGCAATGACTATGGCGCAAACGAGAATTACACTCTGTATAAATCTTATCGCGCAACGCGAGAGTCGGAATTCTCATACTATTAACTCTTCTTGACTCGCGCATATGCCTAAAATCATTTGCTTACACGATTCAGGATCAGGATCAACAATCGAATATGTCCATTGCTTGTTTCCGTCCGGGCCATTCCAATATTCCATTAAACTGCGCGTATTCGTCTTTGGCACAATCGGCTGCGCATACGCAGTTAGCGACATTATTACATCTGGAAATGTGCCTTTACTCACTGCCCGGATCATAACTTTATCTGTATCTGTCCCGTCATCCAAAATCATATGGCCGATTCCTCTTGTTTGCCCGAATGATTGAAATATCTCACACGAGTTACTCCCGCGAGTCGCGCCAGTTCAAGACAATTTGCACAAGGCTTTGAACATCCGAGACTGCCGTCTGCTCGTCTACGCGCAACATAAAGAGTCAATCTTGCGCCTACGTCATAATAGTTGCGCCTAATCAAAGCTACGTGTTCCGCGTGAATCGTCCGAACGAATGCCCGATTGTCTGAATCAGGATGAGTCGAATTCCAGCGATTTGCGCCGACTGACAAAAGTCGATTGCCCGAAAATAACGCAGCGCCCATCCGTAATCCCGGACGCGGCGCGTTACTTAACAAAGCGGTCGCCAATGCGACATCGAAACCTCGGGCGATAGAATTCATAATTAGATCAGAACTTGATCAGAACTTAATCAGCACATAACAAATTAGTGCCATGACCGCTAGAGTCGCAATTATCGGCCCAAAATGAACGATCAATCCCCACCACAGAAATACATTCACGATCAGTGCGATAAGAACAACCGTGAGAAATCGCCAATTTAGAGTCATAAACCTCCAACAGAACCAAGGCAGCCGCTTTTGGCTGCCCCGACTCCGTTCCATTACTTCTTTTTGGGCGCAAATTTGCCGATGTTAGCGAATATTTCTTCATCCGATGCTGTTACAGCGCGATAAAGAATCTTTTCAATCAATTTTTTAGATGCTTTAGGTGTCTGTTTCTTTGCCATTAGCTTACCTCCGTTTCTGGCGCGGCTCTGAATTTCCTTCCACGTACCTCGACTAACGCGCCGATACTCTGTGTAACTTCTTTGAATTGCGATTGCAAATCGAGTCTCAAAGTCTCAGAATTCTTGATCTTTTCAACGTCAATACCGGACATAATCGCTTTCAATTTGTCCATTTCGATCTGCAATTCCTTCGAGTCAGTGACATTTCTGAGATCAAACGTATTCAGAAATTCTTGCAACTTCGTGACGTGTACGGCGTACAATTTCTTCGACTTTCCATCCGCGTCAGGAGTCAATCGGTCAAGAAGAGTTTGTACAAGTTCATGTGCCGTTGTCGCAAGCGCTTGCCCGATTCCAGCAGCCGCTTCCATCAGCATCTCATGCGCTTTTTCTTTCTCCGCCGCGAATACGCCCGGAGCAACTGACTTGAGATGACCGGGAACTGAGAAAGAAATGAATTGATAAGTGAAAGTGAACTGCGCTCGGACTTCTTCTTTTGTGGGAAATTCTTTTGCGATGAAATGCTCTTTCAATTCGATTTCCGCTTGATCAATCTGATCGTCATAAACTCCGATAAACGCGTCAACGAGTGCCGGACGAGTTTGAGTGTAATTATGAAGAATCGCATCGATCTGCTCAATCGCCGCAATCGGCGCAAAACGAATTCCGACATCATAAGGCAGACAAATCGCGTCAATCTGTGCCTTAATCTCGTTATCTGCTTTTGCAATCGCCTTTAATTCGGGCGAAACGAGCAATTTCTTTTGGTGAGTAAACCGCGATTCGACCGCCTCAGATTGGATTCCGATATCGACTTTGCGCGTAACTCCGAATCGGCCAAAGTTGAGACGTAGAAAAACCGTTTTGTCAATCAGTGAATCTAGATTAGTCGTTTCGATTGTCATTGTTTTGTTTCTCCTGTCGTACTTGATATAACTCTTTGAGTGTATCTCGAATTATCAGCCGATACGTTGCAGCTTTAAAAGACGCACTAACCGCATTCTCTAGCAAATAAATTGCGCTGTCAAGTGAATTTAATTTGCCGATCATTTTACTCTCCTATAAACCACGAATTCAAAAATTTTATTTCTGCGTCGATTGCGTCTTTCCTGTTGCGCCATGTTTTAACGCACTCGCCCGTATTATCCCACAACGGACGTACGACGTTAGGATAAACATGCTTGTATCGTAGAATCGGCCCGCCTACAGGTTTTGTATTGACTCTCCAGAAAATCGGCCAATTTCTCGTAAACTCTGACATTCGGCCTTTGTCGCCTAAAACTTGTCGCAGGCCGTGAAAGATTATACGAAGTACAAAGTTATTCGGTTCGACGTGACTCGCCCGCGAAACATTCGCACCTTCGAGTAATGGACTTTCGTGCATGAATTCTAGGACGAGAAATTTCATATCGCCCGATTCATCGATTACGAATGTAAGTTCTTGGGGCATTAGTTTTTCTGCTGCAATTTTGTCTGTGTCAAACACGGCCTGTTGAATTCCGGTTTGTGCGTCACATGGTCCGACTTTCCGACCGCACGCGCAAAACCTTCCTGAATTGCGGCACAACCTTTACCTTGATATCCAGCAAGATCAACAGAAACTTCGCCGGATTCATCAATTTCCACAGTTATGATTTTCATATATTCCTTTCTACGCTTGCAAATATTTGATAACAGTCTTTCCGTTTACGACTTGGCGCGACATCAATTTTGCGCCGATTCGCTTTGCTTCTTTCGCAGTCGTTCGATTTGCGTAGTTCTTCTTTAGATCAGTTAACCATTTTGTATTGTGTTTGCCCGAGTCGAACTGAGAAATGATGGCCGAATATCTGCCATCAGGAGTCTTGACAAAGCCGATGTCATTCGCGGCAGCGCCTACAAACTTGCGCCGAACTATGACATTCGCTTTCTCGGGCCGAGTATCGCCGTGATATCCCACTAAGTTTTGCGCTTCGTCATGAACTTCGACATTATTATAACCCATATCGCCCAAAGCAGCAACAAGGCATTCACGATCTTTGTACTGCGTTTCGAGACTTGCGTAAGCTGACATAATTTTCTCCTAGTAGTAAATCGCGTACCAGCGCTGAAGTTTTATGCTCCGAACAAGTTGATAATTTCTAATTTTCTTCATAAATTCGGCCCTCTACAACGATTATACACGTACAAAATCTTGTGTCAAGCTTTCTTTTCGCCCGATTTTGCCCGAAAGTGCTATTACTAAAGTTACTCCGCTCGGATTTTCAAAATGGCGTTTATCTCACATGCAATCCAGCCGACTGCAATTCCAAACATAAACCCAAAATATATCATCGCATTTTCCTTCCCGTAGTCGTAACAGTCGGGACGTGTGTAATCTCAGTCTTAGGCGCGGTATAAGTATAAAGGCCCGGATGTGACGCGCTAAGAAAGCGATTGTGGGCCGATTGCTGTAATTCCGCCATTGCTTCCGAATGTGACTTCATCAAAGGCACGACATAGCGCGAAGCTTCCATGAGTGTCGAACCCATCATATCGGCTTTGTCACACATCGAATCGATTTCGCGCCCGGTAAACATATCCATTTCTGGAATCTCTGTCGTTTGCTCGGACGTGAGTTTATATTTCGCAATTTTCAGTCTCAGAATCTCGGCTCGTTCATCGGCATTCGGAGGAGCGAAAAAGAAAATTCCACCTTTCTCGAATCGTGAGATTAACTCTGCGGGCAGACCGCGCAAACTATTCGCAGTCGCGCATAACAAGATTTGACCATCAGATATCGCTTCGACTACCGCTTCAGCGTTTCGTAAATTCTTGCCCGAATTGCCGACTAAAGAATCTTGCATTCCCGCGATATCGAAATTTATGACCGGAACCTCGAATTCTCCTCCGAGACAGTAAATGATATGCGACTTCGATGCTCCGGGAACGCCAAGAAACAACGTACAGACAACTTTCTTGTCTTCGACCCACGAAAGAAAGTTCCCGAGTAAATCGCCCTTGACTCCACTTGTATCAGTTCCCGCCCCCGCAAAGGCTTTCTCGATTTCATCAACGCGGAGAATTACTTTCGCACCACGTTTTCCTTTCATGATCTGCGTCAGATACGTTTTGATGTTCGTTAATCCGCCTGCGTCTTTCAGTGTTTCCGGGCCTGTGTAAAAGCTAAGACCGGGACACGCGGAAACGATATCGCGCTTTCTCTGCCACATTCCAGCGATATCTAATTTGCTCGTTTTTAGATCGATGTGCATTGCCGTTGCTTGGTCCGAAGGGAATGCCGCGATTCCGACAAGTGCGTCAGCACTTTTCTCTAATATTTCTTCAGTCGGAGTTTTTGCGCCCGCGAATCCGAAACAGTCTTTTACGATCTGTTTAAGTTCGGCCCGAGTTGGCAATGGTTCTTCTAATGCGAGAACATCGTTATTCAATTCAGGTGGAAGAACAGTTCCGAGAACAGACAATAACACAAGCATATTTCCATTTGCTTTGTACGAGTCTCGGACATTCCAAATGCCTTGTAGAACGAGTGGATCAGCCCAAAACAAATGTATATTGTGTACAAAACAGATGACATCTTCTGATGCGTATTCAAGGGCCGATAACGCAATCGGCAATTGCGCAGTCGCGCCCGCATCGACCTGAATCTTGCTAATCATGCTTGCGACTTCGGCAGAACCTTTGTCATTCTTGCCAATCAAACCGTGAATCGCATCCCAAGATACAAGCGGAGTTTTGTTAATCAATTCTTCGCCCGCAGTTTTCGTAAGTCCGGTAATCAAAGCTTTGCGGACGTTTGTAATTGTCGAAGCGGCATCAGATGTTCTGACGCTGATAATCGGCGTACTGACGGCGCGTGCGGCGATAAATTGCTTTAGAAAATTCACTTTATTCTCCTTGGTTCGCCCGTTTCCGGATCAACGTGCCTAAAGAACACGACACGATAGCCCGTCGCATCTGATCCCCTGTGATGATTGCCCATATCTCCGTGCCGCGCTGTCCATCCATCAACCTCAAACGGCGCGAGAGCTTTGGCGATTCTTTCTTCTGATCCTTCGCCATAAGTATTGTCATTTGTGAAAGGAACGAATTCCTCTTTGTTCTCTGCTTTCATGCCAATAGGCGCGTCTGAAAACCACTCCATTTGTGCAGCACCTTGGGAACTTGTAAGCGCCTTTGTAAACTCATCAAGCGCCATCCAAACTTCACAGACGCGACAGCCGCTAATCTTGTCTGTAATAGTAATGTGCATCGGAATCGCGTTTCGACTACCTTGACTTCTGCACATCTGCACTGTAGCGGCCAGCGTCTTTGATCCATTCGTTATTTTCACTTTGATTTCTCCATGAATAGCGGGTCAACTCGGTAATATCCGATTCGCCCATCTGTGTAATATCGATATTCAACATCTTCGTAAATAAACCCAATCTTGCGCGAGTTAACTAGCTTGTTTAGCGCCTGTTCTTGCTCTGGCGTGCAATCGGGCCAATTTCTCATTGTCGGCCCGCCTTCGTCATAAACGGGCGCGAATTCATCTCTAATGGGTCCGTAATACGTTCACCGTTAATCATCCAATCGAGCAAATCATGGTCAACAGGTGCGAGTCCGCACAAAGCACAACCTTTGCCTGTATATGAGTTGTGTACTGTAAAAAGATGCTTTGGATCAATCATCGTTTTACTCCGATCAGTTTACAGAATACACTGATTTTACATTCGGCGCAAATCAAATCGCCCGATGCGACCGGACTTCCGCAAACGCCACATGCGTTAGTGCTCGGTTTTGGCGTTTTCGGCCCGCGCTCTGATTTCTTAATTGCAATTCGTGAATACGACATGATTTTTCCTCGCTCGGATTTAGTAATTTTCCGCTTCCGTTCGCGTGATAAAGAAATGAATTCCGCCACCGCATTCGATCCATCGATCTTCATTCCATTTATCACATTTTACGATCTTGCCGACGCGATACTCCGTTTTATTATCGTATTGACTAATGCCAACTTCTGCGCCGATGACTTCGAGAACTTTGACGTATTCGGCACGACATTTTCGTCCTGTGGCGTTACTTCGCTTTGCGTTCTTGCCGACTAAAACTTTCACGATTACGTCGTTATTACATTTCTTCCAGCCTGTGATCTGCCCGACTTCAGGCACAATAGACGATTGTGCAGCCAATAGCGGCGAGATGTTTTTCGCACCAGAAAGGTCCGCACTACGAAGGTTCGCACCATAAAGGTCCGCACTACGAAGGTCCGCACCATAAAGGTCCGCACCAGAAAGGTCCGCACTACGAAGGTTCGCACCAGAAAGGTCCGCACTACGAAGGTTCGCACCAGAAAGGTCCGCACTACGAAGGTTCGCACCAGAAAGGTCCGCACTACGAAGGTTCGCACCA